ATGGCCGTTGAGACCGTCCACATCGTTCAGGCCTACGTCCAGGGCAAAGGCAAGGGCCTGAAGGCGGAGCAGCAGATGGGCTGCAAGACCGCCGAGGAAGCGCGGCGCAAGGCAGAACGTCTCGCGCCGCTGCGCCTCGGCGTGGTCGCCTTCTCCGCGTCAGCCGACACCGAGATGGGCGACTACGACGAGAATCCCACGATCCTGTTCAAGGCCGGCCAGCTGCCGCCACCCTGGGACGAGGATTGAAATGCCGTCAGGACGATCAAGGAACGGGTCGCGAGGCTTGAGGAGCGGCGAGAAGCGACAGAGCTATCTATCACTTCGCCTTGGCGGAAGGGTGGTGATCGTGGGAACTGTGGACTGAGTAATCTGTGATACCGCAGCTTCCAGTTGGTGTTCGCCTCCTTCGTGGGAAATGGCTACCACCACCCGGATGCGATCCTCTGAAGGCTTCCAAGCGATCTTCCGGATGCTCGCTTCGCTATTCGGGAAGTTCCATGAAACGGCGGGTGGCGAGATATTTTGGGCGAAGTTCTTAACTTCCAAGCGCGCCGCCACTACGGCTCCAGAGTCTGGATGAACATCATCGATGAGCACCCCATCATCCATGAGACTGAGCTTAGCCGAAAGTAAGATTTTGGCGTTTGGCTGAGACGGTTTCGGGCTCCGAACTAGGGCGACGCACACCTGATCGGGCCCACGAGAACCAAACAAGAAGTTGGCCTCGGCGCCATAGGCCTTCCACGCCGACTTTCCGGTCAGCGCAGAGGGCCAGTATGCAAGCCCCACAGCGAGACGGCGGGGATGGTCGGCCGCCACTGCGCGAGCGTCAGTTTCGCAAGCTTCTGTGTTGCTGAATTCCCAGACAACTAGCTGGACGGCATCTGCGGGGCCGGTCGACTGTTTCGTCGTGGAGCACGACGACAGACAGAAGAGCGCTATCAAGAAAAATCTATTCATGGGTCCCGGCTATTCGTCAGGAGGGAGGGCGAACCTTTCGGCTCGCCTTGGAACACTATACGCAGCCTTCCCACACCACGCGGCATGCTCCCGTAACTCGGTCACACGACAACCAAATCTCGTAGTTGCCGCCGTTGGGGCAAAGACGAGCGTCGTCGGTGAGGACCTGGGCGGATGCTTCGAAGGCGAACAGGGAACTGGACAGAGCCAGCGCTCCAGCCGCGAACGTCATTTTGAGTTTTCTCACGAGCGTCATCCATCACATTGTTAGTGGAACGGTCATATATATACATTTGTGTCAATTGATGGGATCGGCATTGATACCCTGGACGTATGCGGGTGACCGGGGTCACGCCCGGTCGCGTCGTCAAACATCTACCCCGAACTGGCCGCTAATGCGGAAGGTGTGCGTCAGAGAACTGATGCTTTGAAACGACAAATACACTCTCACCTCAGCCCAAAACGCCCGGCCCTGCCGCCGACGCGGACATGAAAGTGTCAGGAACCGGACACAAGACGGGCCGTTTTATTCGCACTGCCCATTCATGACGGATACGTGGAGGTTCGAATGTCCGGGAGCGCGACTGACCAACTTTTTCACAAGGTCGATGCGTTTCTTAAAGCCGCCTTGGCCGAGCGTGATCTCGCTGCCCGCGCCAGGTTGTTAGGCAAGGCTGTCTACTGGAACGAGATTCTCGCGAAGGCTAAAGGCCTGCCAGTTCGCAGTCGGAGCTAATCGGGCGAGTTCGCCCTCGACCAGTCATCCACCTACGTCCGCGATCTTAGGCAACAGCGACCCGCGCTTCGAAGATGCTTTCCCCGCTGGTGGCTGCAACGTGGACGGTGAGAGTCGTCAGGAGGCGCCCTTGGAAGGCGTAGTCCCTGAGAGCTTCCGACGTGGCCATCAGGGCCTGACCACGGGCCGCGCCATCATCAGCGGCGTATAGCTTCGACAGGAACGAGCGGCCATCGATGACGATGCTGAAGTTATATACTCGGTCCATGGGTAGAGAACCTGTCGCAGCCCGATGAGATCGAACTGTCGTGAAGCGGTCCCGCGATAGGCGCAGCGCCTAGGCACGACGAGATCGGTCAGCTTGAGGGGGCGTAGAGCCCGGCGGACCCGAACGCGTCTGATGCTTCAACCGACGAGCCGGGATTTTAACCAAGGCGGACGGCGGGCCGGCGCGGGTTTCATCCTGCGCGAGATCGAGGCTGCCGGGACTTGGCGCAGACCCTTGACGTAGCTGAGCCGCATTCCAAATATCCGCCGCCTTCAATCTTCCTTGGAGATGCTTCGATGCGAACCATCGTCGTAGAACCTGCTGACGATGTCTGGTCCGTCAGCGTGGATGACGTTGAGCCCCAACTGTTCATGCGGGGAAGAGCGGCCGAAGAGGCCGCGAGAAATCTCGCCGAGTCCCTGGCCGCAGCAGGTGAGACCGTCGAAATTAAGCTATTTCTGCGCAATGGCGAAAAGGCCGCCCGCTTCATTTGCCTTCCACCGTGCCCTGATGAGGATAAGCCTCTCCTTGTGGGCGGCAGTCTGTTGGGCTGCGCGGCGGCCGGCGATGACGGCGACACTGGGAGGGCCGCGGCCTAAAGGCAACAAAGCCCGCCCCGGCGAACCGGGGCGGGCCTGAATGCTGCGTGCGAGTAAGGGCGTCAGTTGGCTGCCGGAACCTCGGGCACTGCGTTCTGAGCAGCCTCTCCGACGTTCTCTGCTGCCGTGCCGACGCTTTCCGCTGCGCCAGCGATCGCGTTGGACTCTACTTGTTCGCTGCGGCTCATGTTCATCAGGAAGTAGGCCACGACGCCCACCAGAAGCAGTCCGACGACAAGAGCGGCGATGCCGCCCATACCGCCGCCACGACGTTCTTGGATCACAGGGCCGCCATCCGTGGTCGTGGTACGTTCCACTGTACCATCCGCTCGTTCAACTGTGCGTTCAGTAGGCATGCGATATTCCTCCTTGAAGCAGTTCAAGCGGTGCAGGGGGCGCTGAGTTCCCTATGGCCAAGCTGCCGGATCCAAGGCGTTCGCGTTCTGCCTTCGACGAAGACAGTAACGAGGAAAGCCCGCCATCCTGGAAAGGATGACGGGCTTTAAGGCGGAGCCGATGGGCTCAACGCAGGATCAGCTCCGAAGCGCCAGGTCGAACCTGATCACCAGCCCGATTAACTGCGATGGTTCGGAATGGTTGCTTAGCCCGGCTTCGGTCGAGTCGCCGGCTGCGGACATCCGTCTCGGGCGTCACGCGCACGATCCCACCCACGTCGGCCCCACGCCCTGGCCTCCGCGTCGCTCGTCAGATGCTCGCGAGTTGCGTCGACCTCCGCCGCCGCCACCGGCGCGACAAGGCTCCCGAGCACAAGGGCTCATCCTCAAGCGGCGCGCATAGGCTCAGGGGCCGGGGACAAATGAGTTTCTGAGCACTTTCCGCCCCAGGCTGGCGGCCAGGCGATCGAGATGTTCTGAGCTAGGCGAGGTCGGCCATCTAACAAAGGCCCCCGCTGATCAGGCGGGGGCTCAGGTGCGCATCCATCATCGAAGAAGACTAGAGCGTCGCTGTCGGCCAGGTTCTACTCGACCAGTCAGCGCTGCAGTCGTGGAACGTCGCGTGACGGCTGAGGTTCCTTATCGAGATCGGTACGAGAGGCCTCGCCCTGGGAGAAACGAACCATGTCCAGCTTCACCGACAAGGACCGAGAAGACGAAGCGCGGCGGCGGCAGGGCCAACCACGGCATGCGCCGCCGCTGTTGGTCACCTGCCTCCATTGCGAGCGGACGGTACCCGCGGGCGAAGTGACCTCCCTGGCGTATCCGCTTTGCGCGGCGTGCGTCTGAGGTGGAACCTCAACCTTGACGATCTTGGCGCCAGCGCGCCCTAATGCCGGGCTGTGAGATCGATCCTTCGAGGAGGAGACGTTGCAACGGAAGCCCACCGACCAGCTGTGCCAGCTCGCGCGATGCGGCGGCAGCATAGTGATCTACGCGGACACGCGTCCGACCGAGGATCTAATCCAGATCGCCAGCGAGCTACGGCACGGCGCCGCGCTGACGCTGAGCGGCATGGCGATGCGCCCGATCGAAGACCTCTGTCGGATCGCAGAAGCGGCTCCAGGCCAAGTGTCCTTCGCGGGCTGATCAGGATCGCTGGGGAGGGAGGCGGCCCATGAGACGGATTGAGCGATCGCTTGAAGAGGTTGAGGACTTCGCCGCCCTGCTGGCGGGCCCGCTAGGCGACGCCCTGCACAGCGCGGGCGGGATCATCGAGCGGCGGTTGCGCGAGCGGGGACTGGTCTGGGCAGATCTCAACGACCAGGAAGTGGCGGACCTCTTTGTCTCCGCCTTGATGCAAACCGTGCTTGACGCGTACCCAGCCATGGATCGCGCCCTCGTGGAGGACGCGTTGGCCACTTTGTCCAGCAGCATCTACATGGCGTTGGCAGCCAATGCGGACGGCGGATCGACGGTCAACTGAAGCCGTCACACCAAATTGATCCTGCATTCTGGTTCGAAAACCTATGTTCCGGATGCTGGCTTGGCTTGGACGCGGATTGGGGTGATGAAACGATTGCCGAGCGTAGATGACCTAGAAGCAATCTCCGGCGATCTCAGCGAGAGGCTGAAAGCGGCCGCTCCCCCATGGCGCATTGGTCACCATTGAGACGCAACCAGCATGACACTCACTGTCGCCCTCGCCCTAGCGCTGCAGGTTGCTTCGATCCCACCGCCCCCGCCCGTGGACCCTGGACCAGAGCGTCGGGCTGCGGCGGCAGCCCTGTTCTCTCACGATCCTAACGCGTCAGAGAACAGCTGGGGCATTCTCATCGCCGCCAGCCGGTATGCAGGTGACATCCTGACCGAGCGCGAACTCAATTCCTATGATCGAGACGCCCGCCTATCGGAACGCTTCGGGCGCCGGGCCAAGGAGGGCCATGAGCAGATCATCCAGGAGGCCGTCCTTTGCGTCGCCGAGCCTATGGCATGGAGCCTCTACGTGCCGGACCTGGTTTCGCTGAAACAGTATGCGTCTAGCCCTGAAGGCCGCAACTTCTGGTCCTTTTTCGTCAGCAAGCAGCCTTGGTACGATTGCTTCAGGCGTCCGGTCCGCGATTATCTCGCGCCCTATGTGGAAGACGATCTAGCGGCCGTCGTGGCGGAAACTCCGATCCGATGACCTCGATAGCGCTGGCCTTGGCTCTGCTGCTTTCGAACCAGGAGGACGAACTCCTACGCATGTTCGTTCAGTCGAGCCAATGGGCGCAGACGCTCACCGCCGAGACCGGCCGGGTGACGAGGCCGCGCGATATCCGCCGTGTGTCATGCGTTGGCCTGGAGATGCGATACATGCTCTGCAGCTGGGAGCAGCGCTCGCTGTGGCGTTGGAGGAAGCGCTCGAAGTACGCCGATTTCAGTCAGCCTGAGGCCGTCCGACTCCTCTCTCATCCGATATCAGAATAGCAAAAGCCCGCCCCGGCGAACCGGAGCGGGCCAAGCAAATTACGGCAGAATCGGCGGGCCGTCGTCGCCGCATTGAAGCGAACTACATTCCAGTGCGCAGACTTCGTGGTTGCCGGTGATCTTCCAGCAAACCAGCATACATTGTTCGTAAGCGGGGCACGAAGAAGCCGTGCAAGCGCGGGCTTCTCCTCCCTGTGCGTAGGTCGGGGCGATGAAAAGGACTGCAGCGACAGCGCCGATGGACATCAGTTTCTTGAGCATGTTCCCTCCAAGCGGCGCTATTGCCGCTGACGAGAGCGTAAGTAACCGGTGTTTTTTAACGCAACTGACATCTATGTGAGGTTGCGCCGCACACCTGTGGGCTTGTTCCAGCTTCGACCGAGCGTCGGAGGCTGGAGCCAATTTAAACCGCAGTAGCGATCGCTGGCGGGCTTGCGGTTATCTGTTGCTGGAGAAGGCACCGAACCGATCTAAGCGCCTTGACGTCCAAACCGTCGGATCGACCCTCGGTCATGTCGATAACCACCTCCAACATATCCGCAGCCTCTCCCGCGTTGCGGGGACTATGGCGTAGAATCTGCTGTTCGGTTCGGGAGAAGCGGGCCCACGCTATGTCGTCTCCCTTATCCTCGAGCGAAAGTTTGCGCCAACGCGCTACTGCATCCTTGAAACCCTTGGGCATCCGGCAGCTCCATTGCTTGACCTGGCAATTGCTACCTGAGCGGCATGGCTGTGCAACTTAAAGGTTAACGATATCCACAGAGACGTTAATAGGTGTGTGGGCAGAGCTCGGTTGCAAGGGCGGCCCGGTCCCACCCACGGCGGCCCCACGCCCTGGCTTCCGCGGCGCTCGTCAGATGCTCGCGAGTGGCGTCGACCTCCGCCGCCGTTACCGGCGCGACGACACTCCCAACGACCGGGGGCTCATCCTCAAGCGGAGCGCATAGCCGTGGATCGGCCGCCCTCGCCGGCGGAACAGCGCCGTCAGCGTCCGGGCTGGAGGGCTTGGCGCAACTGGTCAGGATCAACAAGCTCACGCACAGGGCAGCGGTTCTGATCATAGGTCGGCTCCTTGGTGACGATGCGCTCGATGATGCGAGCGGATTGGCGGGCTTCGGTGACGCGCGCGGCGCATCGTTCGATCTCGCTGGCGACGGCATCGATGGCGTCGGTCGTCTCCTGCTTTCGAAGGGTCTCGGACGCGGTGTACGACGCCCGCCAGTTTCTGGCCTGACGCGCCTGCTCGTCCGCCTGGGCCTTCCAGTCTGCAGTGACCTGCGTCGCTCGGGCCAGACGGTCGGCTGGACCGATGACGGGCAGGAAGTGCCAGATGATGGCGCCCATGAGAGCGGCCGCGATCCACGGCAGAAGCGGCTTCAGCGCCCGGCCCAGAGCGCGAGCGATGCCAGCGGACGACGAGAGAACCGCCCCGATCATCGGACCAGCTCGAAGTGGGGGCCGTCAGTAAAGGCCTTCTTCCCGGCTTTGCGCCGCGCGGCGCCATAAGCCTCGACCGCCGCCTTCATCGCGCCGGGCGTACCGGCCTTGATGTCGTCGAGGTTGATCCAGCCGCCGCCCCACCGGACCTTGACGCCCAGCTCGCGCGCGGCCTGCCAGACTGCGGCGGCGATCACATAGATCGGCTCCCATTCCCAGCGCATCTTTCCGTTGATGAACGGGACGAGGTCGACGGCATGGCCGTAGCCGTCTGCCTGGGGCCGGTGCTTCGAGTTCATCGTCTGCGACACGCCCGAGGCGACGTAGCGCTTCTGCTCCTCCAAGGTCCGCAGGCCGTCGTGAACGCTGAAGTCCTGGGCGGTGATGACGATGGCGCGCTCGACGACCTTCACAAGGTCGGGGTGCACGCCCTTAAGCTCGGCGCGCGACTGCGCACCAAGGCGATAGGCCATGTCGGTCTCCATTTCAGATTGTGGGGATGGGCCGGCGTCCCGGCGCTCGGCGCGCGCAGGGCGTATCGACGTTACGTCGATTGGGTGTAAGCTACGCCAACGCGGGGAGGCGTGAGATGGATCGCAGCGAAACGAAGGCCTCGGGCTGGGGCCTGATCATCGTCCTGAGCATCCTGACGGGGCTGTTCGTCATCCTCAGCGCAGTGGTGGTGGCGCGGGGCGTGTCGGTGCTGCTTTAGCTCGCGCGGAACCACAGTGACGCTGAGGGTGTTCTTCGGGCGCATTCTCTCGGGAGGAGAACTGCATAACGGCCCGGCAGTGCACCAGCCCCCCATGCGGCGCTACCGGGCCGTTTCAATTCCAGCCTCTTCTAGCCGCCTTCAGACTTCGCCTTCGCGATCTCGACCTCGGCAGTGGCCTTGGCCTTCCGACCTTCCTCGAGCGCCTTTGCGCCGTAGAGAACGCCGACGCCGCCCCAAGCTGCGGTAATGTAGGCGGCGCCCTCGATCAGCGACGCACCGCGGAGGACGATTCCGACAGTGGCTACGGCCGACGATATGCCGGCGACATAGAGCGTGAAGGGGCGGGCGAGGTTTCCGAGCGCAGCGGTCCAGCGTTCTAGCTGGCCAACAGGCGGCTGGATGGGCATGTCGGTCATGTCGTGGCCCTCGCGTGAGCGTCGATCACAGCCTTGAGCTGCCGGACCTCGCCTTCTTTCTGGGTAGTGGATGCCAGCGCCGTGTCGCGCTCAGCACGCAGCCGGACGACGTCAGCATGGGAAACCTCAAGCTGCTCCCTCAGATCAGCGATGATCCGCGCCTGGTCGGCCTCGCGAAGGGCGGCCGCGCGGATCTCGGCCTCGGCTTCCACGACCCGCGTCCGCAGCTCATTGAGCATGATCTGCATCCGCTCGATCTCTTCGCGCAGGGCGCCGGTCGTGCCGGTGAACGCCGTAGCGATGGAAGCGATGACGGCCGCCTCGCCCGTCGCCTCATCCTTGGCGGCCGTGGCGTCCACCGCTCGGCGGGAAGGGCGCTGGGCCAGGGCGGTGAGGACGCCGCCGAGGCCCAGCGCACCCAACAGAGCGACCATGCCCTCCCAGGACGCGAAGGGCACAGTGATATGGTGGCCTGCAGACATGCGGGCTCCTACGCGATGGGTTGGGAACAGAGTTTGGTCAGCGGCATTCGGCTGACATGCAGCTTGCCAATGACATCGCCGTCGGACTGATGCTGATCGGCGCTTACTTCTACATCGTCTGGTGCGTCGGTCAGACGACCGAGACGCCCAAGCGGTTTGCCCGCAGTCGGCGAGACTGACGAACCGGGTTCGTCAGGTCGGATCGGGTTCGGGGCTGGGCTCTGGCGTCGGTTGCAGCGCCGCCACACGCTGGATCGTGATGCCTCGAGCCGCACGGATGCTTTCCGATATCCGCTCCAGGGCGCGCTTACAGCCGCCCGTGACGTCGTCGATATTCGCGGTGATCAACGCCGCGAGTTGCGCCTCGTAGGCTTCAGCTTCGGGCGATGAGATGAATGCCTGAGCGGCCAGGACAGACGGCAAGCGCGCCGCCTTGGCGTCTTCGACCGCCTTCCTCATGGCCGCCTCGGCAGCGGCCAGCTTTTCGGCGTCAGTCAGAGCCGCCATGGATCAGTCCTCCTGGCGGGGATCGATGGGCGAGGACGGGCGGCCCGGACGGATGTAGCCCTGGGGCTTGCGGGCGCGGCGGAACAGCCAGATGCCGACGCCAGCCAGCAGCAGGACAAGCAGGAAGATGAACAGAGCGTCCATGACGGTCTCCTTGGGTTAGGTGTTTTCTTGGAACTCGACGTTGACGTAGACGAGGGCCACTTCGCCGCCCTTCGTCACTAGGCCCGCGAACACGGCGGACTTGGTTTCGCCCAGCGCCAGGGTGGCGTTGAACGTCGGGGCGAAGCCGGTGGAGGGGAAGCCGATGGTCGGATCACCCGAGACGCGGGTCCATGTGCAGGTCGCGCCGACGATGCCGGTGTAGCAGGACACCACCACGTCATTGACGGCCGTGCTGATCGGGCCCGCGCCCATCCGGGTCTTGGTGATGCTGGGCGGTGTCGCCCGCGCCCAGAACAAAGGGGTGGGCGTGGGGCCATAGGCTCCGGTCTGATCCTGCCAGAAGCCCGCGTTGGCCTTGGTCATGGATCCGAGAGCAACGCTGCTTGGCCCCGTCCACTCCACCAGATTGTCAGGGCCAAACGGAGCGCCCCAAGCCATTACCTTGCGGGTTGTGCCCCAGACGGTTTGGATGGTGTCGGTCGCATCGTCGAAGACGGTGTTGTCGCCGAAGTAGATCTGCTCGGCTGTAAGGGCGATCGCTGAGCGGACGCCAGAGATCAGCTCCAGGATCGTTGGCTTTCCGCCCGTGGCCTCGGCTTTGATGGAGTAGTAGGCCAGTGCCTGCTGGTTCTCCAGGTCGACAATGGCGAGGGACTGCTCGGTGACCGACGCCGACAGCACCGTCGAGGAGTAGTCGTCGGAGAAGTCGCTGGCGACCGACCCGAAGTTGACCTTGATCGCCCAGACCGGGAGGACGCCGCCCGTAGGCGGTACGACGACAACGCGGAAGCCCGTCGTGCCGGCAGGCGCGGTTGATGGCGCGGTAGAGCGGCGGCGGACGTCGTATCCCGCGCTACCAGAAAGAACGAGCGCGCCCTCCACGAAGCCGCTGGGCGTGACGTACTGCAGGCGCACATGCCCGCCATCGCCCAGCGGGGAGGCAACAAAGCCCAGGCTGTGCTGGTCGCCGGCGGCGGCCGGGTACACCTTCGAGACCATGTAGCCGTAGACGACGAAGATGCGGCCCGCCAAGCGGTCGTCATCGACGTAAGACGCCGGGCTGCCCTCCTTGATCCAGCTCCTGAAATCGCCGGCGCCGCTGGGGTTGTCGATCAGGTTGGCGCGAAGGCCCGAGCGCGCGTTGACCTGATTGATCGCCTCCGCGCGAGCCAAGGTCTCAGCCGCCTGCGCGTTCGCCAGGTCGATGATGTCGGCTTCGGTGTTCGACGTCCGCGCCTGGACCAGGGAGATGGCCTCGGCGTTGGACGCGTCACCGTCGATCCGCGCCTGGTTCACCTGCACGATGCGGCTGTTCAGGTTCGGCTGGCCGCCCCGCGCCGCCGCGATCTCCACGCCCTGCGCATCGATGTCAGATCGCGCTTCGGCCAGCAGGCCCGACACGTCGAAGATGTCGCCGAAGGCTGCTTCGAGGTCGGCCTTGATCTGCGACAGGCCGGGGGCGTTCGGGGTCACGTCGCCGATAAGGCCGGGAACGGTGATCGGCCCGTAGGGCATCGGGTCCGAGTAATTCTCGCCGCGAAGGTAGCTGACGCGCAGCCAGATTTGAGCGCCGGCCTCGGCAGGGATCGGGACCTCCGTGACAGTCGGGGGCCAGATGCCCGCCGACTTCCAGGGCCCGTCGGGATTGAGCGACCATTCGAAGTGAACTGCCGTCGCAGTGCCGTTGCTGACCTCGCCGATCACATCGACAATCGGAACCTGCACGCCGTCAGAGCCAGGCGGCCGAGGGACGATGACCCAGTCTTCGGGCATCGGCGGCGAGACCAGCGTCGGATCGGCGGGCGTTAACACCGGATATTCCGGCATGGTCGCAGTCTTGCCCAGCGCCAGGTCGTGCTTGCCGTCCGTCTCCGAGCGGAAGGCGATCCGAGCTTCGCCCGTCTGGGCGTCGTAGGTCCGGCTCAGAACCAGGCACTTCACCCCGTCCAGCAGGAAGCCAGGCTCGGCGATGACGAAACAGTCGCCCCGCTTCAGACGTCGAAGGTGGGGCTTGAGCGGGATGGTGCCGCTGAAGGGCTCGCGGGCATCAAGGATGTCGTAGGCGGCGAGCTGGCCCGCCTGCTTCGCGCTCGGCACGAAGCGATACTGGATGCTGTCGGACTTCTTGCCGCCGTCCTCGGTCCGCAGAGAGGCGAAGGTCACCGGGTCGGCCGGAACGTGCTTCCAGCCGTGCGCCGCGCTCATGAACTCCGGGGTGATGGTGTTCAGGCGGTTGAAGTCGCTGGACCCCGTGTCCAGCTCCAGCGGGCCGCAGGTATCGCGCGCCGTGATGGTGACGATGCTGGCACGCGCGGCGCCGCGGCTGACGCAAGAGATCTTGCCCGCGTGGCGCGCGTAGGACGCGCCGCCCGCCTGCAGGAACTGCTTCAGGACCTGCGAGACGTCTTCCGACGTATCCGGCCAAGCCGTGACCTTCCAGTCGTTGGCGTCGGCGATGTTTGCCGCTTCGACGAAGGCGGGGACGTCGATGCCGTTGATGCTGGCCCCGATGCCGCCCACGACCTGGCCGTTCTCGATCATGCCGAGGGCCCAGTTCAGGCCCGCGATGATGGGGTTCTCGATCCAGCGGTAGGTTGAGCGGACACCGAGCCGGCACGTGCCGACACCTCCGGGATAGGTGTCATCGTAGCGCGGGTCGTAGCCGAAGATGCCGTCCAACTCGGCCAGCGGGGTCGGACAGCCGCCCGGATAGACGCTGAACTTGGAGTCCTGCTGAACCGTCAGCAACTCGCACGCCTTGCCCGACAGCTTGTAGCGGGCATCCCACGCGGGCATGACCGCACCTTCGTCGAGGCCGGTCGGAAGGCTCAATGCGGTATCGGGCTGATTCCCCAGCCGCCAGGACCGCCACATCTGCCTGTTGTATTTGCCGATGGCGGTGCCACCGTTCGACACGAACGAAACCGGCAGGTCGTCGGCCTTGTAGCTGACGAAGCCCCTGATCGGACCCGCGCCCGAGTAGACTGAGACGATGCCCTGGAGCTTGTTGTCCTTCCCGTACTCGTCGCGGTGAATGATCTTGCCCGACACGCCCACGCGGCCGAAAGCGAACGGCGTGGGCTGGTCGGGATTTGACGTCCAGTCGGCAGGAGAGCCCGACCCTGTCGATTGCGGCTTGTCCAGCAGACCGCCGACCGCAGTCAGGCCGGCGCTGACCAGGTTGAGCGTGCCGGCCGAGACACCGAACAGGGTCACGCCGCCGGCAAGCCCGGGCATCAGGATTGCGCCAGCGCCGGTGGCGATCAGGGCGGCGGCGCCGATCACCATGCCGACGGTCTTGAGGGTCTTGCCCATTAGATGACCCTCCATGCGCAGGGGCCGAGGTCGTCTTTCGCGAACTCGGTGACGCCGGTGAGAACTTCAGCGTTCGGGGATTGATCGGTGAAGGCGAGGACGTTGCCGTTGCCCATGGAGACGGCCAGCGCGCCGAGCTGGTGCGTCGTGGGCAGGGCGATCAGGTCCGCCGCCAAAGCCATGGCGGGAGGGATGCGCGGCAGCCCCAGGCTGTCGACGGCTTCGATCAGGCTATTGAAGCCGAGCGACTTCAGCACGCGCAGGCCTTCGGCCTCGTTCTTCCATTTCAGGCCCTTGGCCCACGGAACGGAAACCCCGACCTTGCGCAGAGCGTGCAGGGCTAGAAGCGGACAGTCACGCGTGCCCGGCTTGTAGGGCTTCTCATGGAAGCGCTGGCGGCACGCGTCGGCCGCCCGCTGACGGCGAGTGGTAGGCTGGATCATACCGAGTTCGCCGTCCTTCCGCCGCCGCTGATGTAGCCGCCGCCGCCCGACATACCGCCGCCGGCGGACCCGCCCGGCTGCTCTGCCCGCCAATAGATTTTACGGCCGACGCCAGTGACGTGGCTCATGCCCAGTTCGCCGGGCCAGACGTCCCGGTGATGGGGGTCCGACAGTCGACGGTCTTCGTTCGGCTCGTTCAGTCGAGCCTCTTCCGTGCCGCACTCGATGATCAGCTCTTCCGAGTTGCCGATGGTGTAGCGGGCGAAGTCGTATTCGCCGCGGAACAGCGGGTCGGGCTCGCCAACCATCAGGCCCGTGTCGGGATCAACGCAGGCGTCCCACACCTCTACGAGCGACCGCTGATGCTTCCGGTCGGCGAGAGCGGCGAGCGCGGCATGGTCGGCGGGGTAGAGGGTGAAGTCAGCGCGCGTCGTCTGGCTGTCTATGCCGTCCTCGAACAGGGGCAGGTCGCCGAGCGTGCCGTAGGTCAGGTCTCGCTGCACGAACAGTTCGGCGGGCTGGCCGTCGCGCGGCCAGAACAGAAACCCGCCCGTCGTCAGGCGCAAGACGAAGTCGGCGGTTGTCAGGCGGAACAACTGCACCAGCCAGACAGCCTTGCCGGAGCGGCCAGCGATACCGGCGGCGTCCATTATTCCCGCTCCTCAAGGGTGAAGCGCAGACGAACCAGACGTTCGTCGGCGGCGATGGCGTGGGCGTCCTGTTCCAGCGTGACCCATCCCTCGGCCTTCGGCTGCGCGATCTCCACGACAGCGTTGTTAAGGGTCGGGACGCGCAGCATGGTCCGCAGAGGCAGGGCCAAGTTGCCCGAGCCGTTGGCTGTGGCGGCAGCGCTCGCCTTGTAGGCAAAGCGCTGTCCGTTCTGGATCAGGGACAGCCATTGGCCTTTGCGGAAGACATAGCCTGGCGTGAGACCCTTGAGGTTGAGAGTGCGGCCTGACTGGCCCGCGCCGTTGATCAGGGGTGTCCCCGGCGAGCCAATGGCCAGGCCGGGCTGAAGAATGTCGATGACGCAGGTTTCGTCCTCGGCCAGGACATCATCCCAATCGAGCGAGGCGACATAGCTCTGGGGCGGGTATTCCAAGTCCCAGGCCCAGCGCGTACCGGGTCGCAGGTTCCGCCCTACCGGCCCGGCGCCAGTGGCCGGGCGGGTCTCGTTGCGCGTGAAGATAGGCCGCGGCGTCATCTTCGACGGTCGCGGGTTGGTCGGCAGGATAAAGGGCATCAGCGCTTCCTTCGGCCGATCCGGTGCTGCTGCTGCTTCACCGTCTTGGACTGGGTGACGGCCGGGACGTTCTTGGTCGCCCAGGTCTTGGCGTTGCCTTCGGCCTGAGAGCCGATGGCGTTCATCTGGTTGATCAGGTCTTGGGTCGTGACCGCGCCGCGCAGGTCGAAGTAGGGCGCGCTGCTGGCTCGCGGGCGGATGCCTCCGTACGATCCGCCGCCGACCAGCCCGCCCTCGGAAAAGCCAGGGAGGTGGCCGAGGCGCATGGCCTCAAGACGCGGCAAGCCGATGCGGGATACTGCGCGCTGCGGGAGGACGAACTCACCTTTGTGGACGATGCCTGCCGGCTCTAGTACGCCGCCGGGTCCGGTGTAGCCGCCGTCCGAGAAACCGAAGAATGATCGACCGAAGCTGAGAGCCTTGGAAAGCCAGCCCGTCGAGCCGCCGGAGGATGCGGGCGCGGAGGACGATCGCCCGCCAAACAGCCGCTCCGCCAACGGCTCGGTGATGGATTGGCGAACGGCAATTGAGGCCAGATCGGCGATGATCTGCTTGGCGACGTTGGAGAACACCTCGCCGAGGTCCTTGCTGTTCATGATCGCGTCGACGATGCCGTCGTTCAGGGCGTCCAGTCCGCGCGCCGCGACGTTCTCGTAGGCTTCGGCGATCTCGTCAGCCGTCTTCAGGCTCTCGTCCCGCCAGCGCTCCAGCGGTGACATGTTCTGGCGATCGACGGCGGCGCGTTGTGCGTCCTGAACCTGCCCGAGGGCGCTGCGGCGGGCTTGTTTGTCGGCGTCCGACAGGCTGGGCGTGCGGCTGAGTTCAGCCTCCAGGTCCTCGCGGGCACGGCTCTGGGCCATGGCCAGAAGGCGGCGCTCGATGTCACGGCGCTCCGTTGCGCTGCGGGCTGCGCTGGACTGGAGCGACAGCAGGTCCGCCGTCAGGTCGGTCAACGCCCTTTCCTTGGCCAACCGCTCGTCGGCCAGGTCGCGGGCGAGGATGTCAGACGATACCCGGTCCTCCATCGTCGCCGTCTGGCTCTGGAGCAGCTTGAGCTGGTCGAACTCGGCTTGCGTGATGTCTTTGCGAGCGAGGCGGCTGGCCAGCTCCTTCGTTTCGGCCTCACGCTCCAGTTTCAACTGATCTTGGGCAAGGTCGTAGCGCTGCTGAACCGTCAGCAGCTCATCATCGGCGATGCCTAGGGCGCGCTGGCGAAGACGGAAGATTTCCTGTTCTACCCTCTCAGCACGGCGGGCTTCACGCTCGGCAGCGCGATCGGCATTGTTATTGGTGCTGCCCTTCGGTTGGACGGGCGTCAGACTCGTCTGTCCGCTGGCGCGGCGCGCTCGTCGAGGCGGGGGAGCGTTAGATGCGGTGACGGCCATCTGCTGACGAAGCAGCGCGGGATCGTCGACATCAATCTCGCCTGATGCTTGAGCCCTGCGAATGGCCCCCGCCGTGCCGCTGAATTCGGCGCGCGCCGCTCGAGCGAGAGCTTTCGGCGCATCCTGCCAGAGAAACTGATCGGTCCAACCGGCGCCGTAGGCTTGGTCCGTGCTGTTTTTCCAGTCGCCGAAGCGGCCGATGAAATCGTTGAGGCCTTTGAGGGCATTGGCGATCACCTGCGTGAAGGCCAGGACCTCGTCGCTAAGGCCAATGAAAGCTTCAGCCATCTGAATGCCGATGACTTGGGCTAGACCTTCAAGCTGGCCTTGCGCTTCGGAACCCTTGCGAATGATCTCGGCGTCCATGACCAAGCCGAGGGCCAAAGCCTCTCCCCGCAACCGATCCACCTCATCAGCCCCTTCACGGAGGGCGGTGGCTAGGGGGCCCAGCCCCAACCGCTCCGCGATTGCCGCCCGGTCGCTGGCTACAGACAACCCGCCGATCCGATCAGTGACAGCATCCAGAGCCTGCTCGGCCGTCTGGAAAGACCGCAGTTGATCTTGGTCAAATCCAAGGGCAGCGAAATTCTTGATCGCATCTTTGTTCAGTCCGGCCGCCGCCTGCTCCCACTTGCTGGCAAAGTTCTCCAGAGCGGAGCCCACAGCATTGGCGTCCTCGCCGGTCTTCTTGGCGACGTACTGCCACTCCTGGAGCGCGGTCGTTCCAATGCCGATACGGCGAGCCGAGTTGGCGAGGTCGTCTGCCATTTGGAGGGAGGCCTTGCCTGCCTGGAACGCGAATGTCGCAGCAGCAGCCAAAACGGCCGTCAGGGCCAACACGCTCGTTGTGGCCATGCGGGTCATCTTTGAGATGCCCGAGCCGATGTTTCCTGCCCCAGTGCTGGCCGTCTTTTCGGCGTTTGCGACGAACCCTTTAAGGTCGCGCTCCGACTGTGCCAGATCGTCTTTCAGCTTCTTGCGCGTAGCACGAAGCTCGAACTCGGCTGATCCGACTACATTGCCATCAGCCATGCTTCACCCACGAAAAAGGCGACCCGATGGATCGCCTGTCAGTTTCAGATTGTCGCTTAGGGTTAGACGCCAGGCGGCGACCCCGTCAGATCGAAGGAGAGAAGGCGAGAGCATTTCTCGTCATCTTCATTGGTGCAGAGGATCTCGACGACGGCGACGGCGGGTTTACCGCTGGTCGTCACCGAGCAAATGAGGCGATCGCGTCCGTCGGCAGATGTAGCGCCGGTGATGTTCATGGGCGTTGTGAGGGCAGATCGGTTCGGATCTGCTTTGCCCTGCGCTTGCGCCTGGGCCAACCCGTTGACGCAGTGGGATGCGTAATACAGGCGGTTGTAGTCGGTCATGGTCCGCGTCTGGGCGGGATTGACGCTCTCCCGAGGCGCGCATTGCCCCAGGCTCAAGAATGCAACTGCCACAAGCACTACAGCCGCCAAGACGCCGAAACACCCGAAAAACCCCCGAGTGAACCCCGTTTTTGCTTCGCCCATACGACCCTCCATTTACCGGGGGACGCTATGGCGCCTCGCTCAGCGGCTCAACCTCCAGCCCCCAATCGGTCGCCATGCGGTGGAACATCGCCTCTGCCAGCGCTTCGGCTTCCTTCGGATCAGGCGCGTCCAGCATCGACTTGATGTAGCTGGCTGGGCCTTGGAGACGCTCCTCGCGGGCGAAGCGTTCACCGAACCATCCGGCGTAAAGCGACGCCTCGATCTGGGCCCGTCCGATGGCTTGCAGCCGCATCGCCAACCGGTAGGGCGTCAGGTGCCAGAACTCGGCTTCAGTGATCCCAGCCTTCAGCGCCGCCCGAAGATGCGCCTCAACCACGTCGGCTGGGCGCTCTTCCGAGGGCTTTCGGTGTCGGCTTCGACGGACCTCCCTTGCGGACCATACTGCGCCAATTCCCAGGCGGCCCAGACCGCTTTGAGGCAGACGGCGAGGGGATAGGCAGCCATGGGCGCGGCAAGGACGTCGGCGGCCTTGATCTGGCCGGCAGACATGACCTCCAGTGCTTCTGCCAGTGCAGTCGAGCCGCCGGAGCGGCCCTTCTGCATGGTCTTGAACTGTTCCAGCAGCCAATCGTGGCCCTTGGCGTCCAAGGCGGCGTAGGTCAGTTGCAGCGGGACCGCCCGGCCATCCGGCAGGTTCAGCGGGACGATCCCTTCGCGCGCGTCGTTCATCAGGCCTGAGCTTCCCGCGCCGGGGCTGCCAGCGGCTCCAGCGTGCCCGAGTAGGTGACCTTGCCGTCGACAGGGGCGGCGAGCGTCAGGTTCGGCACCGCTTCGAAGGTGATCTGCTTGCCGGTGCCGCCGGCGCCCAGGGTGACCTTGAAGGGCAAGGGCGTGTTGGCGGCCATGGCTGTGAACATGGCCTCCTGCTGAGCGTCGCCCTGCTCGTAGTGCATGTCGAAGCTGTAGGGCGACGGCTCGCGCGGACCCGAAATGTATTCGCGGGTGCCGGCCGGGGTGTCGAAGTCGGTGGCGTCGATCTTGTTCGGGGTGAAGCCGCCGCCGCTGAGGTTCGTCACGCCGGGGATGTTGTCATAGCTGATGGTGCCGCTGCCGGAGCCCAGCAGCAGGTGCATGAAGCCTTGAGCCAGAACGGCCATGGTCATTCTCCTGAGGAAGGTTGGCAGGTTGGAGAAGGTCACGCACCGCCTGCCACGGCGCGCGAAAGGGGTCAGGCCTGGACCAGATCAAGCCGGATAGTGACGCGCCGGCCGATGAAGGCCTCGTCCGAGGTGGGCGACTGCATGGGGCCGTTGACGCGGGCCACGTCACACTTGCCGCCAGTCACGGTCAGTTCACCGGGACGGTTGTGGAAGAGGTCGCGCACGGCGCGCATGACGGTGTCGAGCGCGGCGCCGGAGCCATTGTCCCGCTGATAGCCGCGCACGTCTTGAAGGATCAGTCGGCCGATCTCGGTGAAGGTTTCCATCGGCTCGTCGCGCGTCGGCACGGCGATGATCAGGAATGGCTTGGTCGGTGACGTGTCGAGGAAGTCGTCGGGCGCGCGTTCGGAGAAGATGGCCGGGGCACCGTTGTAGGTGGCCAGCGAGGCCGAGACGCTAGCCAGCCTGGCGAAGATGGTGGCGGTCGAGTTCATTCCTTGGCCCCTTGGATGAACGCGTCGCGCAACTCGTCGGCATAGTCAGTGGCCAAAAGGGTCAGGAAGGGGCGGGCGGCCATGCGCTCGGTGCCCTTCTCCAGCGCCTCAGCCTGGGCAGAGTTGGCGACGATGCGACCGACCAGGTCGTCACCTTCGCGCCTGATCTGGTCGTCCGCGTTCGTGTTGGCCGACAGGGCTCCGGTGTCCTTCGCGGGCGGCTCGCCGGGCGCCGACGCCTGATGCTTGCCGTATATGCGACCGGAGCCCGGCCGGTTGAGGATGTCGCCCTTGAGGATTTGCTCGCCCTTGCCGAGGGCGCTGCGGAGGCCGGCCTCGCCAGCGTTGGTCGCGATCTTGGCGATGACGCCGTCATAGAGCGTGACCTTGCCCATTACCGGGCCTGAAGCTCGTAGAGCGCCGCTGCCGGGTCGCCAGTCTTGGCGATGACGTCGAAGGTGGACGGGGCCAATCCCTTAGCGGGATCGGGCGCGGTGATCTTGTGGCCCTTCGCCGGGATGACGCCTGTGGGGAGGCTGCCGCCAAGGACAAGAACCAGCCTGTCGGTGCCGGGGATGCCCAGCGAGGCGCGGCGGTAGTCGTCGTAATCGGTCACCAACGCCTTGCAGTCGTGCGAGGTCGGCGGGCCCGTGACAAAGCCGCCCTGGCCGTCCGAGGCCTGGGCTCCCGGCACGATCAGCACGCCGTCTTCGAAGTCCTCGGCGAAGTCGGCGAGGGCTTCAGCCTGGACGCCGGTGATGATGCTCATGCGGCCCTCCGAACTGAGATGCTCTCATCGCAGCGGCAGGCCACGATCTCGTCAGTCCCAGCGCCGAGGGAGGTGTCGCCGGGGAACATCAGCAGCGCGCCGCTCGGACTCTGGAAAGGCACAGACAGGCCACGCACCGTCTGGCCGGCCATGGCGTCGTGCGTGTCGCGTTGGCGACCGTCCTGGGTAGTGTGCCAGCCGCGCTCAATGTCGGCCTCGGCGATGCGGCCGTCGTCGACCAGTTGCTGATAGGCTTCGTGCTTGGCGGCGCGGATAGCCGGCTGGCCCTCGGTGCGGGCGATGACCTCGCCGCGGAGTTGGACCAGCCGGGTGGAATAGCGGGTGACCATGAGTGAGGCGGTGTCGCGGTCGATGGCCTTGCCCTCGCGGATCGCCTTGATGACCGTGCGGTCGTAGCGGCGGTCGCGGCGGGTGCGGGTCAGGTAATGCTTCAGCAGCTTCGGATCGGCCGAGGCCAGTTCGATGCGAGCGGCCTGGACGTAGGCCCTTTGCGGCCCCGACAGACCGATCAGACCGCCTTCACGTTTCCCGGTGGCGCGGCTGATGCGTCCGACCAGATCAAGAGCGACCGAGCGGGGGTGCGCACCGCGCGCCATGCCGTCAGCGAGGAAGTCCCTGGCCTGCTGGCGCTCCCCATCGACCAGGCCGGTGATCAGGTTGCCGGAAAACTGACGGATCCAGCTTGCGGCCCGCTGGTTGCCAGGGTCGAAGCGGAAGCCGATCGACACAGCGGCCGGCATGGATGCGACGGCGCCTTGGCCGCCTGCGATGAAGGCCTCGGTGATCTTCTGTTCCAGAGGGAGGAAGGCGGCTCGGTCGATGTGCAGCGCTTCGAGCGCGGCCTGCAGGTTGCCCTGTTCAATGGCCAGCTTCAGCCTCTGAAACTCAACACCGCTCTTTAGATTGTTGACGGCTTCGCGGAAGGCGAGTGCGACCTCCAGGCCGAACTTCGCCGCCAGCTCCCTGAAGAGCTGTCGTTGGGTCGGACGTCGGGCCATTGGGCTAGGGCTTCAGCTTGCCGGCGTGGTGGGCTGCCTCAGCCATCAGATCGAGGTAGGCTTCGAACTGCGCGCGGGCCAGGTCCCGATAGCGCTGAACTTCGGACTGCGGCTGCTGATTGGCGATGGCGTGCTGCATCTGACCGGCCGTGGAGGCGCAATCGAGGATGGTCTCTGTCGCCAGCTCCATCGGCATGCGATGGGCGTTCAGGCGCGGATCATCGTGGGCGATGCGCTTGGTCATTGGGGTCAAAGTCGCACAGGTCAGCATGTCAGCCAACCGCCCAAAGGCCGAGGCTGGCCAGAGTGCTTTCCGGCTTCAGGTAGGGAGCGAGCACGCCTTCCACGGCGCTTAGCTTCAGGGTGCCGTCGGCGACCACGTCGCCTGATCCTTCGAAAAATTCCTTCTCGATAGGCCCGATCTTCTTGCGCTTCACGGCGCCGGTGGCGGTGGCCGAGACCGACAGGCTGCCCGGCTTGGTCGCCTCCTGATGGGCTGCGGCATACGAGGCTTGTTCAACCGCGACCGGAATGACGTCGTCGGGAATGGACTGTCCGTAGGCCTTAGCGCCGGTGCGCGGCCAAGCGCGCTCCTGGGCAATGCCGAGGGTAGGGACGCCCCAGAAGCGGGAGCCGTAGGTGTTGTCCACATACTGGCTCCCGCGCTGGCGCAGGATAGCGGGTTCGGGAGCGCCATCGGGCAAGGTCAGGCCGTTGAGGGCCAGCCATGCCGTGAACCCGTTGTCGCTCCCATAGGCCATGATCAGGCCGCCGCCTTGTCGAACGCAGCCTTGGCGCTCTCGGTGGCGAAGGCCAGCTTGTCGTCGTCCGACAGGCCGTCGAAACCGTCCAGGTCGTTCTTGCGAACCGACTTGCCGACGGGTTGATCGGCGCCGTCGAAGATCGACCACCAGCCGGGTGACTTCTCCTTGGCGGTGAACGGGCCGACCGGGGCGACGAACTCGGCGGGCGGTTGGTCGTTGCCGGGCTTCTCGCCGCCCTTGGGATTGGTCACTGCGGTCTTGCCGGGCTTCTCGCCGCCCGAGATGACCTCGAAGCGACCTGCCCACGGGTGAGGGGCCAGCGGTTCACCGTCTTCACCGACTTCCGGATCGGCGACCGACAGTTCGGTGCCGACCGGGATTTCCTTGCCTTCGCCGTCGTGGATGCCGCCGGCGGTGATCTTGATGCGCATGATGGCGCTCCTTCCGAAAGGGAAGGGCCAAGGCCGGAGCCCTGGCCCCGCCGCCTTAGTTGATGACCGTCGAGGCGAAGACGCCCGACTTGCCGTTGTAGTCGCCGCGGACCTCGATCCCCATCGCGCCCATCACCAGGAATTGGTAGTTGTCGGTGGGGTTCAGGCGGGTCATCGCCGTGGTGTTGACGGCCATGCCGACCAGCGGACGGACATATCGAGCGTTCGGCACGAAGCCGAAGAACTGGTTGCCCGTGAGCTTCCAGGTCACCTCGATCTTGTTGATCCGGCGGTTGCGAGCGACGAAGTCCCGCACGGTGCCCTGCTTGAAGCCTTCGGCGCTCGAGTACGAGCGGTCCCAAGCACGGGCGATGTCGGGCGAGATGTAGAGGTTCACCTTCTCGGTGATCAGGTTGGCGTCCAGCATGGCGCCGAACGGCCCCACGAAGAACGCTTCCAGCTCATCCGGCGTGGCCGTGGTCAGGTCGATGTCGGCGCCGCCGGCGGCCGAGCCGAGGTTGATCAGCTTGGTCAGCGGCGAGTTGCGGATGCCGTAGGCAGTGTAGCCCTGGAACTTGATGTTCGTGTCGCCGTCCAGCGCATAGTCCGCCATGTTGCGATTGATCTTGTCCAGCGCGCCTTCCTGATCGTCGGCAAGGGCGTCGAAGTTGGCCGAGCGGAGGGTGTTCCACTCGCGCCATTCGCGGCCATAGCCGTCAGCGAAGATCGGCACGACCGTCCCGCGGTAGTCGTAGATGGTCTTGTCCATCGCCACCGGGACCTGACCCGACAGCGAGCGGTGGACCGGGTTGTTGGTGTCCGACGCTACGCGGCTCAGGTGGGCCATGGTGCCGATGTTCACCGGCTTGGCCAGGGCCATCAGGTCGGCCATGAACGGCTGGCCGCCATCGTCCCGCATCACGCGGGTGGTGATGGTGTCAAGTTCCAGCCAGGCGTCGCGCGGCAGGATCGCCGAGGCGTTCGCCTGGAAGCTCGCGAAGTGGTCTTCCACGTGGTGGAAGTAGTCGCGCGAGACGCCGAGCTGATCCCACCACTCGGCGTGAGGGCGGGAGTTCGCGATGAGGTTCTCATCGAAGTAGCGCATGTGCCAGGTCTCCCTTAGGCCACGGCCGTGTTGCGACGGGCCACGCGCGCACGCACGAGCTGGTCGGAACCGGTGTTGTTGTTGAAGGCCTCCTCGGCCACCAGGGCGACGTTCTGGCCGGTCGTGGCCAGCGCCAGCTTGGCGGCGGCGTTGCTGGCCAGCTTGGCGCCGCGCGCGACGTTCACCCCGGTCGGGACGCGGACGTTGAAGAACTGCTCGTCCAGCAGCTCCATGGCGATGATCGTATCGCCCGCCGGCCATGCGTCATCGACGCCCTTCAGCGCGAGATAGTTGTCCTGGACGACGTAGAGCTTCTCGCCCGAGTTGGCTCCGGCCGGGGCGAACTTGGCCCCGGACTCCACGACGAGGGTGCCGGGCAGGACCGAGCTGTCGCAGATGCGCTCCTGAACCTGCGGGGTGACCTCGGTGACGGGGCCGGCGAAGATCTTGTTGAAGCGGGCCATCAGTTCACCGCCTTCGGGGCGACGTGGCCCTTCTTCTCGCCGGTGCGCGGCTGGAAGCCGTTGACGATGGGCGCGGCCTTACCGGGCTCAGCCTGCTTGACCAGGGCGCGGGCAGCGTTGAGCGTCAGCTCCTTCGCCGTGGCCTCGTCCATCAGGTTGGCGGCGACGATCTTGCCGACCAGTTCGGTCAGCTCGGCTTCGTCCTTGGCCTTGGCGCTGTTGGCCTGAGCCTCCAGTTGGTCGTTGATCGGCTTCATGGCCGCAGCGACCGCGTTGCCGATGGCGGTGGCCAGGGCATCGGGCTTCATGCTCTCCGAGAGGGCGTCAACCTTCTGGGAAAGCGCGTCGAGTTGGACCTTGTCCATTTCGTCGTCCTTCGTGTTGTGGGTGGAGGGTTGTTCCCGCTCGGTGCCAAGGGCCTCGATGAGGGCTGCTTTGATGCGCTCCATGAGCGAGGCCTTGCGGCTCTTCTCGATGGCGCGGACGGCGCTTTCGACCGCCCATCCAAGCTCGCGGTCGGCCTCCTCCTGGAAGACCGAGTTCACGACCTGGATCTCTTTGCCCGCCGAGTTGACCATCATGCCGACGCCCTGCTCAGGGGTGGCCGCGCCTTCCTCGTCGAGGAGGATGGCGTCGTGGTCGAACTCGATGTCGCGAGCGGTGAACTTGTGAGCGACGTCTCCGTTAGCGGCGTCGAGGAAGGACAGTAGGCCGGTGGAGGTGTGGACCGGGTCGCCAGCCTCGATGGCCGCCAGCACGCGCTTGCCGCCTTCGGACTGGTTGGCGACCGCCACGTCGATGACCTTGTCCAGCAGGACCCGGCCCTTCTCCTGCCGGACGTTCTCATTCCAGGCGCCGATCCAACCTTGGTTCAGGCCCTCGGGGTCGCGGGCGGACAGGAACTTGCCGTTGACGCTGGGGTGGCCCAGCGGCGCCGGGGTGCGCTCCAGCGACTTGAACGACTTCGCGATTTCGGCGGCCGGATAGAGGATGTCGTTCATGACGACATCGTCGGGCAGGGTGGCCGAGGGGACGATGATCACGTCCCGGCCGTTGCGCTTCTCGCGCCGGATCGCCGCTGAGTTGGCCAGGGTGCGGATGTTGACGCGGACCTGATCGCCAGCGGCGAGGTCGCGGTTCACCACGAACATGCGTTCAGACATGCGCGGCCTCCTTCAGATTGTGGTGGTGGTCAGGCCTCGTCGGCCGGGTCTTCTTCAGGGTCGCCAAAGGCGTCCCGCTCATCGTCGGCGCCCGGCTCGTCGCGGAACCGGTCAGCGTCGCTCAGGGGCTCCATGCCGACTACGGCGCGGATGTCGTCGCCGGTGAAGACGATCTCGCCGTCAGGCTGCTTGGAGTTGACGTCGGCCATCTTAACGGCACGGTCGATCTTCTCGCCCATCGAGCTTTCGGTCAGGTCGGTCCACGACAAGAACCAGTCCTTCTCAGGCAACAGGCCGAACTTCTCCAGCCGGTTGACGAAGGTCATGATGGCCGGGACCACGATGTTGGTCCGGCGCCCCATGTTGACCTTGGCCCACTCCTCGCTGTCTTCGGTCGAGGCGCGCTCACCAGTCTGGGATCCGATCAGCACCTTCATGGGGATGGACCACGACGCAGCGAACGATTGCGCGGCCACGGCGAAGAAGTGTTCGGGGGAGGGCAGGTTGACCTGCATGGGTGTCGCCTTGATGCCCTGGAGCAGCAGCGACTTGTCGAAGCCCTTGTTGAAGCCCTCGACCTGCTCATCGATCCTGTCGACTACCTCAGTCACCGGGACGCCCATGGCCTGAGCCATGCTCTCGATCTTGGCGTCCTTGTCGATCTCCAGGCTGAGACCAGACTTGGCGTTTTTCCAGAAGCCTTCGCCGCCGCCGCCACGGATCTTCTCCATGTCCAGCAGGGCGTTGTAGCCGGGCTCAAGAGCGGAGCGGCCATTCAGCGTGCCATCGCGCGACCAGACGATGACCCGGTCGGGGTGGATCAGGAATGTCCGAGGCTGCTTCTGCTGGCCAACCGCGCTCTCGGCGAAGCTGAACATCTTCGGCTGGCCGTAGGTGTCCGAGGCCTCGTCGGTGTCCCACTCGTTGACGGTCAGTTGGCCCTCCCAAGCGGGGATGACCTCGACCAGACCCAGCAGGCCGCCCGGCACGCGCAGCACCGGCGCGTTGAAGGGCTGGCTATCGGCGAAGCGGAGGATCAGACCGGAGTAGGCGCCGACCAGTCCGCGTCGATCGCACTCGGCCAGGTGCTGCCAGATGCGCAGGTCGGCGAAGCGCTGGCGGATGTCCGCCTCGACCCGTGTTTCGCCCTGGTCGCCGTCCTCGGTGCCGTCGCGCTGGCACTCCTGCAGGAAGGGGTTGTCCTCCCACGTCTTGCCGACGGTCTTGTCGACTGCGGCGCGGGCCAGTGGGTTGCGGCAGTAGGCGTCAAAGGCCAGTTCGAAGCTGACCTGATCGGGATAGCCGAAGTCCGCCGCGTGGTTGTGCTTCTGGGCCCCGAAGAAGAAGCCCGGGAACATGGCCTGCAGCGAGCGCTGGGCCGCGTTGACGAAGAGATGGCGGGCGCTCATCAGCGGTGCCGGTTTTTCAGGAAGAGGGCGACGGTCGATTGCTCCTGAAGCATCAACTCGGTCAGAGCCCAGACCAGCGCATCGGCCCGGTCAGGCGAGCCCTCGCCGACGTATCCGGCAGAAGTGAAGTTGCACATCTGGTCCTCCAGATCGGGGAAGTCGCCGACATGCGAAACGAGGCCTTGCTCGTAGAGGGCGGAGACAGGCTCGGCCCGGACCACCTTGCCTCGACTGGCCTTCACGTCGTGGTAGGAGACGAGCTTGTCGGCCGTCTGGACAACGAACCGCACCATGTCGCCGCCGAAGTTGGACTCGCCGACGACCCGGTCGGCCCTGAACTCGTGATAGGCGTTCACCGTCATCCGGCCCCAGCCGTCCGGCGATAGCTGGCACGTTCGGTCGGACAGGATGTAGGCCCGGCCATCGACGCCCTTGCCGGCGACCACGATCCCAATGTCGTCGCCCCCACCATCGCCCTTGGTACCAGACGGGTCTACCGCAACTACGATGCGCTGCATGGTGGGCGCCGCGTCCGCCGCGATGCGGGTGCTGTCGATGCCGGGCATGACCCGATCATCCGGTGCGACGCGATCCTCCAGCGTCCACAGCGCCCCGTTGACCTCCGACGCCCACTCGCCGCGCTCGAAGCGCTGGCGCTTGGCTGCCGACATGCCAGCGAGGATGTCGAAATACTTCGGGGGCAGGTTGGCCGCATTGTCCTTCGGGTTGACCAGCATCTCCGCATAGTCATCCGGGTCGGGCAGGGCCTCCTTCGTTCCCGGCTTGACCTTCTGCCGGAACAACTGGTGCGACCAGTGCAGCTTCGAAGGCGGATTGCAGTCGAAATAGGCGCGGAGGGCGAGGTGGGTCCGGCCCGTATGTGAGGCGATCTTCGGATCAAGCTCGCAGTGCTGGGCCAGTCGCGACATGGCCGTCTCGATGGACGACCATGGTATCTGGCTGCTCTCGTTGAAATAGAGGGTGGCGTACTCCTGGCCCAGGATCTTCTCGACCCGCTCCTTATCGTCCAGCCCGCCGATGACCAGTTGCGACCCGTTCGGCAGGGTGGCGACGAGGTCGGTCTCGTTCTTGTCTATGACGAGGCCTGGAAAGCAGAGCTTCTGGACCTTCGGGAGGGTGTCCTTCCAGATCGACGCTTTGGCGTGGTTGAACCGGAAGCGGAAGATGGCGTGCCGGCTTTCCGGCGCGTTGAGCCCCCGCTGGATCAGCGCCCGGACGATCAGGAAGGTCTTTCCCGACCGGGACCCGCCCCGGAGCATGACGTTCGAGGCCCGGCCGCCGAGGAGCTTGTTCGCCTCGCGCTGCCTGGGCGTGAGAGAGAAGGTCACCTACAGCTCGGCGTCGTCCGGCGTGATGTTCAGGTTGACCCCGCCGACCTTCAGGTTCGCGTCGATGGAGGCAAGTTTCGGGTGGACGTAAGGGGCGGCGTCGCGAGCTGCGTCCTGAGCCATCTGCCGCAGGCCTGCCGTCTTCTTCACCGTGGCCAGCAGGAACTTGAACTGATCCTCCGGCGTGGCGTCAGCAGCGACTTGTCCAGCGAACTCTTCTGCCGTCAGTCCCTCAAGGGTCGCCTCGGCATCGAGCGCCACCTGTTGGAAGTGCGCCATGTTTTCCAGCATGATTTCGAGCGGCGTCTTGCCGGTCGCCATCACCCGTTCCGCAACCTCTCGGGTCTTGGTGGTCAGGGAGCCTTGCTTACGTCCAGCGCCGGGGCGCGCGCCGCCTCGGGCCATGTTTGATTTCCTTTGATTGTTTTCAGCCGACCAATTGGAAACGCCCCGGAGTTACCCGGGGCGCTGCGGCTACCGCTTAGGCCGGCCAGTTCGTCAGGAAGTGGCGTAGGCGGCGTTGTACTTGCCGTCCTTCTTGTGGCCGATGCCCCAGTTCAGGGTGGTGCCGTTGGCGAACACGACAGCGTAGGTTTCGACCCGTCCCGCTGGGGTGTCCTCGGCCTTGGTGAAGGTGACCGATTGGATAGCGCCCAGGCTGGCAAGACCCGCCGACATCTGCGCGATCTGCTGCTGGCAGGCGGTCAACAGTTGCTCGGCCATGATGTCGTTCGGGCAGGTGCCGGATGCGGTTTCCGTGATCATCCGCTGAAGGTCTGCGGAGTACTGTCCTTCGGCTTCCTGCGCAGTAGCTGAGAAGGCCGTCAGGCTGAGGGCAGCGGCGGCGATGGCAAACAGTTTCAGGCGCATGGTCGTCTCCGTGTTTGGAGAACCATGGCCGGTCGGTTGGCGTCGGGCAAGCGCATCTTCGGACAGGGTGTCGCCGCCCGGTTGCTGCACCCGATCCAGCCATTCCCATAGGGCATGAACACGGTCAGGCGGGTAAATCTGAACGTTGTGGAGAGTGAAGACTGGCAGCCATTTGACCGCCAGTCTCCGCTGTAGACTTAGGAGCCGAGTTCGTTGGCCTGCTTGCGAGCCTGGTCAGCCTCGGATCGTTTCCGGGCGGCCATCAGTCCCGCCCAAACCGCTGCGAGCATCGCTCCAGTTTCGCCAGGATCGTTGCCGATTGCCTTGCGGCGGGCAGCTTCCATCGATGTCAGCATGGCCTCGTACACAGCCGCTTGTTGGTCGAGGGTGTCAGCGCGGTGCCGCAAGCTGGCAGCGACCAAATGGTTCGGGGGCGGCGGATCGTGGCGCAGCCAATCGAGGCCTGCAACTTGCTGCCGGGTGGCGACGCCGACATGGTTGAGAGTTTCAGTTTCGGAGTTGTAACGCGCCGTTAGGCCGTCCTCCATGACCCAGTCGGCCGTGGTGGCGTTGCGCAGCTTGCCGATGGCTGGGCGGGGCGTTGCAGGCCGGGGCGCGTCAGGGTCCTCGGGGAACATGATCATGTCGGTCATAGATGGGTCCGTTCGGATTACTGGGAGTGCCGTCTCTCGGAGACAGGTCCGTCCGGTGTGGGGCTTTGCGAAGATTGGCCCAACGCACTGTAAACGCGCCAACTATCAATCAGCGCCAGCCGTAGGCCGAGCGTCTCCAGCCAGATCGACGCCATAGGCGTAAGTTTGAAACTCTTCCGTCCGGTACGAGCGAAGGGGCGCTCTAAGTGCGAGGCGTACCCGTCGTGGAAGCCGGCGATATGGTCGAGGTCGGCGAGAGTGAGGCCTTGAGCCAATCGCCGCTGGCGCAGGGCTTCGGCGAAGTCCGCTTGGTTGGAGACCGTCAGAATCGGTCGTAGGGCGCCGAGCGACACCCCGTTTGGTTTTGACTCCATGTCGTCTGGACTGCTCTTAGCTGTCCCGCCGGATGCATCGGTGACGGGACTGAGGACGGCCGCGGCCATCCAAGGTGCAGGGGTCCAGCCTGCGGTTCGAAGCGCTGTAACGCTTCGGCCCCCGTGCTGGGGGTGGCGCGAACTTTGGCCGCATGGCCGATGATCGGCGCCGGTCGTTTCTTTCGTTCAAAAGGGAGGACCAAGCCGATGATCGACTACAACGACCCTGTGTACGTTGAGTGGGACAATGCCCTCGAGGGGCTGCGGGCCGCTCATGAGAACTATCGCCGAGCGCTGGATGGACCAGAGAAAACACAGGCTCGCGCCGTGCTTGCGGTCGCCCAGGCTCGATACGATGAAACGCTCCAGAAAGTCGGGTAGCGCACGAAAAAGGCCCCGGTCACTGACTGGGGCCTATTCTTTTGGACGCGCGAAGCGACCTTGGCTTTTTGTACCCTGCGCCGACCGGTCGAACAAGGACCGCTAATCGATTAGGTTGATCAACTCCTCAATGTCGTCGCTCCGCGTATCGACGTATGAAAAAAGTTGGCTGAGCATCGCCCTGGCCCCTTCGGACACGCCACGACCGAAAAGGGTCAGGCCGCCATATGGGGACGAGGAGAAGTTGGCCAAGTCGCCGCCATTTAGCCGCTTGATCGACATCTGTACTGAAACGTCATAAGCGGATGAGTTTCCACTCATCATTATTACAAAATCGCCAAGCCTGCACTGATAGCTGCCAGGGCCGAGAGCCCTTTCCCATTTCGTGCGACCTTCCTGCGTGCTCTTGACCAGTTTGGTCATGAGGGTGTCGATCTGAGCTTCACCTATTTGCACGGAAGGAACCTTTCAAGCTTTGCTCAAGTGCAATCAAATAATTGTCCACTGAGCCCATTTGTTCAAGCATTTCGCCGACGGGGGCCGCATCCTCAGGTCTGGGCGGGCTTTTTTGAAGAAAATTAGCGGCAGCCATAACCTTAGCCACGTGGTCTTTGCATTCAGCGATATTTTCATCGTTCAGAACACCAACGGACGATGCCATTTTCATCAGGCTTACCCGAATATTCCGGTAACCTATTGCAGCTTCCGGCCAGTTGAGGATTGTCACTGCTTCTTGGATTTTCTCGGCCGCCGCGCGCGCAGTCCTTAACTCAGTGATCACATCGAAGGCGGCGTAATCTCGTCGCATGTCTGATACGGTTTCAGCCACTCGCTGGGCAGCGGTTCGGGAGCGGTGAAGCTGCCACCAAGTAATCCCAAAGCCACCTATTGCTAGGATAAGACCCCAGGCTGAGAGGACAATCCCCGTTGCCCCCAGCGCTAGTGGATCGGCCCTAACAAGCTTGGGATGCATCCAAAAAGTCGCCACAAGCGCTACTAGCAAAAATACCCCGCCAAACATGATGACGGCTTTTACATTCGTTGGCGCACTTGTCCCAGCGGTGCTGGATTCGCTCAATTTGCCACCCCCCGGCCTGCAACGAGCTGCCCTTACCGCGTATTGCGCTAGGAAGGCAACCAGCCGGCGCACTACAACCCTCTGCCAAAATCTGATCCCCTGAACCACGTCACTTTCTGCTGGTGCGGCTCGAGCGGCGCTGTGTCGTTCGCCGCCTCCTTCGGCTTGGCACTGGCGACACCACGGGCGTGAATAAGGTTCTCGCCCAGGGCGCGGATGCGAGCCGTCTGGCCCTCGTCCGCCGTCTCGCCAGTCTCAGCCTCCACCGTGGCGCGCCAGTTCTTGGCCAGAGCCTTCTCTCCGGTCATGAGGATCATGAGCAGGCGGGCATCCGAGGGGCAAAGGTGTTGAAGCGTCTTCTTCACGCGCGTCGCCGCGTCGATCGCCTCCTGGGTTATGTTCTGGCCGGGGGCTCCCTCTGCGGTGGCGCGGATGAAGTCAGGGCGGCGCTCACCGCCTGAAGCACCAGCAGCGATCAGCATGTCGGTCTCATGCGCACGGAACGCCTCATAGGCGCGCTGCGAAAGGGCCGGTTTGCCCTTCGGATGCTCGGCGGTCGGCTTGCCCTTGCGGCCGCGCAGGATGGTGAAGACGTCCTGGCGCCAGGCGCCAAGGATCTCGCCCGTCCGCTTGTCGACGTTGACCTCTGCGCCCTGAGCTTTCAGCCGTGCCGCCTCGGCTCGGCGGTCGCGTAGGGTGTCGTTGGCGGCCGCAACCGCTGCAGGCTCCTCAGCGGCGCTGATCTTGCGCAGGGTGACCTTGGGCTTCTTCTTTCGGCTCATGCTGCACTTCCTTGAGGCGTACTGTCGTTTGCGGGGGCCAGCTCGTCCAACACCCGGATGGCCATGCGGACCATGCCTAGGCCGACCTTGTGGGGCTCGGCGTAGCGCCTGGCTTTTTCCAGAAACTGGCCCGGCGTCGGAGCGAACCGCGCGTTGCTGCGGCGCCAGTCCCGGGCGGTGGCCTCGATCACTGGCAGGGGCAGGCCCTCCAGATCGTCGTACCAGTCGTCCAGCCGGGTAGCGGCGGCGCTTTCCGGCAGGTCCGGCCGGGGGTAGTGGGCGAATAGGCGCTCCATCACCGCAGCAGCGTCCCAGGTCTTCGCCGGTTCATTGGCCGGCTGGAGTTGGGCCTCAAGCTGCTTCAGGGCGGGAAGGTCCGAGGTCGTGAACTCCCCCGCCTTCACCCTGTCTCGGAAGAGCCCCCCGGCGAGCAAGGACGCGAAGAGCTGCTGATTGGTCACGCTCGGCACGGGAAGGCTGGGCGAAGGGAGCGGCGGTGCGGTGATCGTTTGCAGGGCGGTCATGGCGGTTCTCACGGATCGGAGGAGGTTCGTCGTCCCAGCGACCGGCATTCAGCCAGGTCGAGGGGTGCGGAATGAAATCGGGATCAGTCCAGCCGGGCAGGGCGCGCTCGATCCCGGCGAGGATCACGGCCAGAGGGTCGTCCTCGGTGATCCGGCCCATGGCCTTCGCGAACGCCTTGGCTGCTGCGTCTTTGGCCACCTTGCGAGGGTAGGCCTGCCAGAACGCCAGGAAGCCTCTCGCCAGATCGGCTTTCGAGGGGCCCTTACGCGCGGGGAGTATCTCTCCAGGTGTGGGGGTAGGTTGTTGGGGGGTCTGGGGGGAAGAAGGAAGGGGGAGAGGGGAAGCGTCACCGGCGTCACCGTGTGACGTTTCGTGACGGTCTGTGACGCTTTGTGACGCTTTGCGATCGCGCCAGCGGCGGGTTCGTTCGGCGGCTTTGCTGGGCGCTGTCGGCAATGCCGACGCCATCGTCTCTTCGTGAATGCGGGCAGCCGTCATCGCGGCTTCCAAGGGAAGGCCGGCATCGAGCAGTTGCTGGAGGAAGGCGATGGCGCTCATGGCTACGCCACTCTCGCCAGTTCAGCCCTGCGCGCATGCAGGAGCACGCCCAGGTGTTTGGAGGCTGCGTCGATCTGGACGGCGAGGATTGTGTCCGCCGGACAGGGGGCGTCGACGTGGAAATGCACCATGACCTCGTCCACCACCCGCGCGATGCAGTCATCGGTGGGCATGAGGTCTTCGATCTTGCGCACGCCGTGTAAGACGGTCGTGTGATCGCGTCCGCCGAGCAGGCGACCGATGTGGGGCAAGCTCATGTGGGGACAGAGTTGGCGGATCGCGTACATGGCGACCTGCCGAGGTCGAACCAGATCCCGGCGAGTGCAGGGCGCGCAAAGACGCTCGAACGTCAGGCCATGACGCCGTGCCACGAAATCCGCCACAGCCCGAGCGGTGATGCGGGCAGGGCCGGTCACGCTGCTCGCCCAACAGCTTCGTCGGCCCGCTGCTCCAGGTAGCGGCGCACCGTCTTGGTCGAGCAGTTCATGATCGTGGCGGCTAGAACCTGGGTGATCTCTCCCTTCTCGACCAAGGCGAGCGTGCGGCGATCTGAATCGGAAAGGGCGCGCGGTTGGGCGCCGCTCACCGGCTTGAGGACCGGCCGCCGAACAATGGCGAGCGGAGCAGCGCGATCGTTGGCCGGCGCAGGGGTGAGCACCCGACGCACGTCTTCCATGCTGAAACCGGTCTGTTGGGCGATATGCTGCACGCCCAAGCCTTTGGCCTTCATCCGATGGATCAGGGCGGCGTCCACGATAGGGCGCCGCGACTTGGGAGCGTGCCCCATCGACGACAGGCTGCCGCCGGCATTGGTGGCGCGGCTCATGCGATCACCCGACCGTCGCGGATGCGGACGTCCTTTCCCTCAGGAACCGGCTGGTCGGACACAGCGTAGCCGGTGCCCCGCGCGTCCTTGTAGGAGACCATGTACTGACCGTCCCTGCGCAGGGTGCAGGAGGCGACGTTGACTTTACGGGTCATGGCGCGCCTCAGAACGGAATGTCGTCGTTCAGGTCGTAGCTTTCGCGCTGACCTGAAGACTGACCGGCGCCGGTCGAACGGTTGTCGCTGTCACCCGCGGGCTTGCTGCCCAGCATCGTCAGGACGCCGTTGAAGCGTTGCAGCACGATTTCCGTGGTGAACTTCTCGGCGCCCTGCTGGTCCGTGTACTTCCGGGTCTGTAGCGAGCCCTCGATGTAAACCGTCGAGCCCTTCTGCAGGTAGTTCTCGGCCACCTTGACGATGTTCTCGTTGAAGATGACGACCTGGTGCCACTCGGTCTTCTCCTTACGCTCCCCGGTGGCCTTGTCTCGCCATTGCTCTGAGGTGGCGACGCGCAGGTTGGCGACGCGATCGCCGCTGTTGAGGGTGCGGATTTCCGGGTCGCGGCCCAGATTGCCGATGAGTATGACCTTGTTGACTGATCCCGCCATAATCAGACCTCCCCGAGCGCGGAGAGGTAGAGATCGAGGATAGCCTCCTCTTCCTGGCGCTTGGCGCGGTCCTGCTTGCGCAGGCGCAGCACCTTGCGCAGGACCTTGACGTCGTAGTCCTCGCCCTTCGCCTCGGCGAAGACTTCTTTCATGTCGATCAGGACGGCCTGCTTGTCCTCGTCGAGACGCTCCAGGCGCTCGATGATCGAGGTCAGGCGGCCTTGGGCTGCGGCGGTTAAAACGTCGGGCGACGCGTCGAAATTTGTGTCGGTCATGGGTTTCTCTCGGATCAGGCGTGAAGGGGTTTGGGAGCGAGCGCCGCGTAGGCCAGCTCGGCGGCCATCTGTTCCGCGCGAGCGCGTTGCAGAGCAGATCGGGTGTAGTGAAGGTCGCGGCTGTCGCGCCGGCGCTCGGCGCTGATGCGGGCGGCGTAGGCTTTGGCGAAGGCGCGGTTGGCGGCGTTCAGGCGCATGGCGGCGCGGGCCCTGCGGATGCCGAACATCAGCGAACCTCCCGCAGGCGAGTCACATTGGTGGCCACGGCTCGCAACTCGCGCGCTTCCAGCTTCAGGCGGTCGACGCCTTCCATCAGGGCGTCGAAGGCGGCGAAGTCTCCAGCCTGGAGAGCAGCGGCGATCGGCAAGAGAGCTGCTGACGCCTGGACCACGTCGTGCGTCTCCTTCAACGGGCACGCGGCAGGGGCGACAGCGGGGGGCTCGATGGTCTGAGCCAGGGCGCCAAAGACGACCGACTGGCCGCACGCGTCTTCCAGTGTCCACACTTGCTCCCAGGTCGGGATGTCGCGGGCGTGTTCAGGGTTGGCGCTGCCGAGTTGCGAGACGCGCTGGCGGCTGATGCCGAGGTAGGCGGCGGCGGCGTCCTGACGACCAACCTTGAACACCAGCTTGGCGAACAGGGCCTTCAGGCGGGCGTAGTCGAATGTTCCAGCTTCGTTCATTGCGGTTATCCGTGGGCTTGCAAGGTGACGCTTTCTCGGAGCCGCCCTACTCAGGCAGCATGAAGAGGCGGGTCGGGTTCGGGGTCGTTCGCAGGGGCGGGGGGAGTGATGGGGACGGGGCGCAGCACGCTCGGGTGCAGCGTCTGGATCAGGACAGCGCGCACGATGTTTGCGATGACGAGCTGATCTGCTTCGGTCATGGAACCGCCCGCCGGAGGCTGGAGGGGGACGGGAACCCCCGGCGGGCTTCCATCGCGCTGGCGGCGCGCGATTTCGTGGAGGCGGTCATTCAAGCCGCCTCGGATTGGGAAGAGATGTCGTTTGCGGCTTCCTCCCGGAAGCGCTCAATGAGCGCGATGTCGGGGTTCAAGTCGGCGGCTTTGATCCGACCTCCGGCAAGCCGTTCAATTTCTAGCGCTACACGAATGCTCGGCTTCCGAGCGCCACTTTCAAGGCTGCTTGCTTGACCGCGGCTCTTCAAGCCGAGCTGGGCGGCGAAGGCGCCCAGAGACAGGCCAAGTTCTTGTCGGAGAGATTGGATGTCCATGCATGCGTGTTCGCATATCACGAACAAAAGCGCAAGCTGCGTGTTCGCAATACTCCCGCCGACAATCGCCGAGGCATTTCGCACAATGCGAACATGGCAAAAAGAGATTTAGGCCCCGTCGATTACGAAGCGCTGCGCGAAGCGTCAGGCTGGTATGCGGCGGCTTGGCGCGATTACCGAAAGATCACCCAGCAAGAATTGGCCGATGAAATTAGTTCGTCCCGCGGTCAGGTGAGCGACCTCGAGACCGGCGCGAAGACACGATTCAACCGTGACTGGGTCAAAAAATTCTCGGAAGCACTGCGAGTGCGACCCGGGTTTCTGATCGATGTGAACCCCTTCACCATGTGGGAAGGCGAGGAACAGTTGGTTGCTACGATCCGTAAGCTGAGCCCGGACGATCGAACGGCTGTTTTGGATATGGCAGAGCGTCTTCTGCCTCGGGCAAGTTGAACCAACAGCAACCCTAGCCACTGGCTGAACCTCGGGGGAGGGGCAAATGACAGAGGATCGACGGCGAGAAATCGCTGAACTGAAGGCGCGACTTGAGCGTCTAGAGCGCGAAGAGGCTGCGGAAGCCAGCCAGCCTGCACCCTCGCCTGGGCCGACTTCAAGCAAATCAGACAACTGGATCCGATATGGCGTCGGTGGAGTTCTCGCTCTCGTCGTGATCGGGGTGGTAGCCAACCTGTCTTCCAAAAAGGTCGCCGCGCCCGTGCCGACCGTTACAGTAGCTCCGCCGGAACTACCTACTGCCGAGGAAATCGCGGAGCGGGAACGTCGGATTGAAGAGGCCTCAACGCCCTGGCGCTACGAAGACGACAAGGATCCGATGACAGACAAGCTCACACGGTGGGCTTGTACGACTTCGACCAACCAGGCCCATCTAACGCCGCCTTACAGCTCCGTGTCGGCCCGACTGTGTCTGCGGCAATCACCGCGGTACGGTCTTGATGCGATCGTTCAGCTCAACGGCGACGGACAAATCCTCTGCCGCTCCTACGATGGATGCACAGTGAAAATCCGCTTTGGGGACGGCGCCTTGCAGTCGTTCTCTGGCAATAGCGCCGCTGACCACTCCAGCAATGTGGTGTTCATCGCTAACGCTGCCCGCTTCGTTGCAGCGGTGAAGAATGCTCCCACGACCAAGATCCAACTGACTTTCTACCAAGCCGGAGATCAGGTGCTGGAGTTTGACACGGAGAAGTTGGTGTGGCCGAGACCTGCGCCGGAGGGGCAATGACCGAGGGTGACCACTTAGCGGGTTCACGAGCGTCTATCCTCGCTCACGTCGAAGAGCTCAAGGCCGACCGTGACAGGGCCCGCGCCGCGCTCCACGCCATGATCAGCGGCGATGTGAAGGTGCCGATGAACGCTCCGGCGGATGCCGTGTCCGCAGTGGCGACTTACGAACAGCGCATCGCCAGCCTGGATAAGGCGATCGCGAGCTATGAAGCGGATCTTGCCGCAGGTAGATACGTCGACTAGCCCTGATGGGCAGACAGCCTCGGGGGAGGAGTGGAATGCAGTGGAACGACCGGAAGACGCCTCCGAAGTCGGCTGGGGCTCGGAAGGATCGCGCTGATATGTGGTTCGTCCGCCTTGCCTGGATTGTAGCGGCCGCGCTCCTCGTCTTCATGCTGCACCAGGCGTTCTCCATGAGGCCGGAGGACCAAGTTCCAGAGAAGCCTGCAATCAGCGATGACGGCAAATGACGGGCGTTCTGACTGAAGCCGAACTCTGGGGACTGGCCGCCCAGCCCGCGATCTTCGCCATCACCATGCTGGCGTTCCTGAAGGCTTCGTGGCGGGTGCGGTTGATCGCGGCGGCTGCCGGCGCGGGTGCTGGGCTGCTGATCGGCCTGGTCGCGCTCTGGGCCCAGCGGTCTGGCGCGCCTTGGTGGCTGGGTTGGGTGTTCGCGGCGCCGCTGATGGCTTGGGCTGGGTGGCGGTGGATCAAGCGGCGGCATAACATCATCAGATAGCTTGCGCACGGCGCGACGCCTCCCGACGCCTCCCGACGCCTCCCGACGCCTCCCGACGCCTCCCGACACTTGGCGAGCGGCCATTCACGGGGCATTGTGCCTGTATGAAACTCCAGAATATTCTAGGCGGTCACGCCCTCAACGACGTTTTTGTGGCTGGCGGGCAGCCCTCAATCACTTACGTCAATCGCGCCCACCTGGGTCTTGAAAGGGCGCTTAAAAAGGCGCTGAGCCAGCCGAATATCATTGTTTCGGTTACGGGTTCGACAAAGTCGGGCAAGACCGTACTGTGTCGAAATGTTCTGAGTGACCGTGAGTACATCTGGATCGACGGCGGTGAAGTGAGGGCGGAGGCCGACCTCTGGTCAAAAGTGATCACTGAGCTGAAAGCGCCGCTTGAGTTCAAAGACATCGAACGTGATGACACGGGGTCAAATGTCGGCGGCGGTATAGAAGGTCAGGCGGGGCTTCTTGGCACCGGCGCTAAGTTCAAGCTGACCGCGGGTGGATCTCAGCTACGCGTTAGCGGGGTGGAGAGCGTAGTGAAGGTCGACGCGATGAAGACCGCGCTCGATGCAATGACTAGCGAGAATATCACGCTTGTGATTGATGATTTTCACTATATTCCAGAGCAGGTGCGAGCGGAGATAATTAAGGCCGTCAAAGGTTCGGTGTTTCGAGGCCTTCCCGTTGTTCTTCTATCGACGCCTCACCGCGCGTTTGATGCAATCAAAGCGGAATCGGAGATTACTGGGCGCTTCAAGCATGTTGCCGTGCCGGAATGGAGCGAAGAAGATCTTGCGGCGATCGCTAGTACTGGATTTAAGGCGCTAAATGCAACCTGCCCGGATAAGATCGTAAAAGCATTTGCCGGAGAGTCGCAGGGCAGTCCTCTGCTAATGCAGCAGTTCTGTTGGAATGCATGTTACGATAGTGAAATCGAACGCGCAGAGGTCCGGCTTCAAAGTGTCCCTCCGACCTTTGACACCACATCCGTTTATGCAGAAGTGGCGCGAGACGCTGGCCTGCCCACTTACGAAAACTTAGCCAAAGGTCCGCAAACCAGAACTGATCGAATTCAGAGACCACTTCAGAATGGCAAGTCCGTCGACATCTACCAAGCAATTTTGCTTGCTGTGGCTGCAACAGGACCGAAGGAGAAGATCAGCTACAATGAAATTCGCACGAGCTTGAACGAAATCCTATCAGACAAAGTGCCTCAGAAACTTGAAGTTTCCAACGCTCTCAAGAACTTGGCGACCAAGGATGAGCAGGACAACCGAGGTAATCGAGCTATAGACTGGGACGAGGATAAGCTAGAGCTCGTCATAACGGACCCATTCTTCCGATTTTATTTGAGGTGGGAGGTCGCGCCACAAGCTCGGCCCCCCGGAAAATAGTAAGCCCCACCCCCCCCCCACCGGTCGGGGTTCTTGCGCTTCGGTTCCCGGTCGCGATCCAAACTCTTCGTGTAGCGCAGCCGTAGGAACGGCCCTCAGCCTGAGCGCTTGGCTTCCTGTAACCAACAGGGAGAAGCGATATGACCGACGTCCAGCCCATCCAAGACGGCTCGGAAGACCTCAACCGCGAGGAGCCAGGCCGCGGCGAGGATAGTCTCCAAGATCAAGCGAGACGTGAGGCTGAAAAGGTCGAGGGTGATGAACCCGAAGAGGGCGCGGAGCGTCCGTCGACCGCCCCGCCGATCGCCAATCCGGACTGATCGATCAGAACCCCGCTCCTTACAGGGCGGGGTTTTTGCTGTCCCGTTCCAAAGTGTCTGCTTCTTCGCGATACCTCTCTGCGATGCGGTCAAACCGATCACGGTCAGCCTTGAAGGGTGAAAGCCTGGCCATGTTTTCGGCGTTACGTTGGAGCTGGCGAAGCTCTGAAACTCGGTTCGAGCGGGTCATAATGAAGCGGAACTCGGCATTTGCGATCGTGCGCGGCGTCCGGAGCAAGTCCTGAGCCTGCGCGAATTCGGGCTGGCTGCGAGATTGGATGACCTGCCAGTTCCTTGAGCTTGTTCAACATTATCGTGTAGCGGGGCCGGCGGAACGTCATTCACGCCAAGGGCTTCGCTTCCTGTAATCGCACAGGAGATCAAAATGACCGACGTCAGACCCGATCCCGACCGGGACCCATCCAGACATCAGCCCGGAAAGGTGGATGAGAATGGCTTAGGCCAGGGCGAAGACAGCCTTCAAAAGCAGGCGGCGCGCGAAACCACCCTGGATCAGAGCGGGGACAAGCGAGCGGCCTCCCATCTCTCGGATGAGAATGGCGACCTCACGAAGATACAGGCCGGCACCGTTCCGGAGGGCGATCTGCAGGAGGGCCAGCGAGGAAAAGGGCAGGACATCCCTTCTTGAGCCGTAACGCCAGGGAAGGCGAAGGTTTGCCGTCAGGCGCCGCAGCCCGGTGTGTGGTAGCCTGATCCATGGATAGATTGACGAAAGAGCGAGAAGCGGCAGAGCGAGCCGAGGTCTACGCCCCTAAACCGACCGGCGGGCCCTGGCTGGCCGGGGGCTGCGGTGCAGTCGTGGCAATGGTGGTTCTGTACACCATTGCTGAGTTCTATGAGTTGCCTGTGCGGGCGAACCTGGCCATCGCGGTCCCGGTTGTGCTCGCTGCATTCGTGACCGTTTACCTGGGTTACCAGCGGGCCCGGGGCAGGAACCGGAAGGCACAGGCGGATGAAATGGAAAGAGGCCGATAGGCGCCGTCAGTCGTCGTCCTCGTCTTCATCGTCGCCTTCGTCCTCGTCTGCTTCTAGGTCGGCGAAGACCAGCCGCATCTCGACCCGCACCTCATCCATCGTCTGTTGAGCCCAGGCATGCAGCGATTTGACCGTCTTCTCCGCTGACATGGCGTCAGCAGAGAACAACCGGTCCATGACGTCGGTCAGCGTCTGGTTGCGGCCCATGAGGACGCCAGCGCGGTAGATGGGATCGTCTGAAGGGTCGATGTCGTCTTCATCCATGGCTCGACCATACCACCACGGCATAATTTGAAAACGGCGGCCCAGATGGAGCCGCCGTTGGTCGTTCTAGGCTTCGCCCGTCTTCTCCAGATCTTTCAGCCGTTCCTCTATCTGCGCCGACAGCAGGTAGATCTCCGTCATGTCCGCGATCAGGTGGCGAGTCTCGTCCTTGCCGCTGAAGGTGCCAACATATTTCTTCGTAACGCCGTTGAAGTGCAGGCGGGCGATGGTCTTGCGGTTGTTGTCGTCCAGGAGGATGGCGCAGTAGGACTGCGCGTCCCGCATGACGATGCGCTTCGGCTTCACAACCTTTGAGGCGATCGCCTGGATGATGTGGAAGCCTGAAACCTCCTCCTCCGTCGTCGTCACCATCTCGGGATCGCTCGGTGCTGCCTCGTCCTGATCGGTCATAGAGGGGCCAGTCGCGTTGAGTGCCGTGGACAGCCGCTCATTGACCTTGTCGCGGATGATTGAGGAGAAGGTCGATACGACCATCTTGCCGAAGTTCTCTCGCACCTGAGCGGTGACGCGGCCCTCGTGCACGCGGGCGGCCATCATCCGCACGAACTCCTCCGACGGTTCAGCCATCTCCTTCTCCAACTCCTTGCGGAGCAGGGACTGAAGCTTCAGCAGGCCTGCCTCCTGAACGATCTTGTCGATGTCAAAGGAAAGCTTGGTGAATTTCTCCACCGTGCGACCGTCGGTCGGCTTCAGCGCGTCCATGCTGAAAGTGAAGAACGGCTTGTCGTCCATCTTGTTGGGCGCTTCGACGTCCGAATAGAACTGATAGACGACGCCGTTGGTCAGGATTGCAAGCCGCGCGTCCGTGACGGAAAAGTACCGGAACAACTGGCTGGCATGGTTGAGGTTCAGCGGGACATTGCTGGGCTTGCATTCAACCAGGATGCGGACCTTCCCGGCGTCGCAGATCGCGTAATCGACCTTTTCGCCCTTCTTGGTCCCGACGTCAGCGGTGTACTCCGGCACGACCTCGGACGGATTGAACACGTCGTAGCCGAGCGCCTGGATGAAGGGCATGACCAGCGCGGTCTTTGCCGCCTCCTCGGTCAGGAGCACCTCCCGATGCTCTACCGTGCGCTTTTGCAGCTCGCTAAGTTTCGTCTGAATATCCATGGCTTCCCCCGCTCACTGAACAGCGTCAGCTAACCCGCAACTGGAGCGGGTGTCGAGTCAGGCTGCTTCTTCGTCTGCCTCTCGCTCCGCCAGCGGATCGATCTGTGTCCAGGTGTCGCCGTCGGCGCTGCAGTCGATCTTGAAGTAGGCGATGTCATCCAGCCATGGCTCCCGGCCGTCGGGGTCTATGCCGGTTGCAGCACTGGGAACGGACCCATGCTGTGCGAGGATCTCGATGTCCCCATAGAGGTCCAACTCGACGTCGGCCCACTGCTGATAGACCAGCACGCCACCCGCTGAGCGGGCGAGAATCTCGCCGCCTTCTTCTGCATCCACCGCGCACACGAACTCGTATCGCTGGGCCGGCTCCTCACGAAGATCCCAGAACGGTTGCGCGTAATAGTGCAGCCGGCGCGGCATGCCTTTCCCTCCAGAAGTTAACGTCCCAACCGCCACATCGAACGGCGGTGAGTCAACCAAGCTCGAAACCCATACGTCCGAAATTGGCGCAGCGTTTGCTCGCAATATGCGAACTTTTCTATTGCGCCTATGTTCGTGATATGCGAACAAACTCCCATCACCGGGAGACGAACGATGTCACTCAAGACCGACAACAAGACCCAGGCGCGCGAAGTAGCGCTGGCCCACGGCTCTGCCGCTCAAGCGTTGGACGCACTTGGTCCAATCTGTGGCTCTGACGAAGGCGAACTGCGCCACCAGCTCTATCTGCTTCTGTCGCTGGAGGACGGCTCGGCGGTCGCCGACTGCCAGAAGATCGTCGATGTCGCGAAGGGCGAGGCCCTGACCGCCTGGGCCAAGCGCCGGGACGAAACCCAGCGCGCCGCCGACCTCTGGAAGCGCGACTTGCTCATCTGCAAGGCCGCCATGTTCACGGCGGCTGCGTGATGGAACTGCGCATCTGCCCCGGCTTCAACAAGCTCTACCGGCTCGCCCTGATCGGCCCCGGCGACTGCTTCGAAGCCCTGTCCGAGCACGACGCTCCAGCCGACGCCATCGCCGCCAAGCTGCTTGCTCAGGCCGCGCTGGAAGACGCCACCCAACAACTGAACCGCCTGCTGAAGGAACGCGCGCAATGAACCGCCGCCAACTCGCCAAGGCGCAGACCCGCGCCCGTATCATCGCCGCCGCACAGAAGCTCTGGGCTGAACCCGGCTCCTATAACGACGGCACGATCCGCGTGATCGCTGATGCAGCAGGCATGTCCACCGGCGCCATCTTCGCCAACTTCGAGGGCAAGGAGGACCTGTGGCGTGTGGCCATGGGCTATGAGCCGCCGATCGACAGCGCTGAGGTGCGGGCGGCGCTCAAAGCTGTCGCTCAACCAATCCTTGCCGAGGCAGCGTGATGGGCTCGGTGATCCCTTTCCGTCGTCCCGCGCACGCCCAGTCGCTGATCAAGCACACCGCGACCTTGTCGTGGCTGGATCGGCAGGGCGAGCAACATCGCGAGCGCCACGCCGCCTGGACCCCTGCCGAGGCCGCGCAGATGGCCTGGAAACGCGCCCGCTCCATGCGCCTCGCCGGCGATGCTCTGACCTTCCGCATCGATCACCGCTCGCAGGTGGTCCTGTGACCGCCGCAACTCCTTTATCCGCAGCCAAGGCCTCCGCGACCCCTAACAAGGGCGCGGAGGAGGGCGCGGCTTCTCCTGAGGACATCATGACCGCAGCCAAAGCTACCGGGCCCGCAATCTATCGCGCCATCGCCTCCGTCATGGCTGACATGGCCGTCGAGGGCATCGGCAAGGACAAACGCAACACCCAGCAGGGCTATAACTTCCGCGGGATCGACGACGTCTACAACGCGCTCGCCCCGATCCTTGCCAAGCGCGGCCTGATCATTTTGCCTCGCGTCGTCAGCCGTGAATGCGTCGAGCGCACCACAGCGCAGAGCAAGGCGATCTTCTACACGACCGTCCAGGTCGAGTTCACGCTCGTCGCCGCGGAGGATGGGTCGTCGCACGTCGTCACCACCTACGGCGAGGCGATGGACAGCGCCGACAAGTCCACCAACAAGGCCATGAGCGCCGCGTTCAAGTACGCCGCCATGCAGGCCTTCTGCATCCCGACCGAAGGCGACAACGACGCGGACGCCACGACCCACGAAGTTCGCGGCCGGCATGCCGATGACGGGCCGAGCGCTGCTGCTCAGTTCGCCGCTGACCAACTGCGCCAGGCCAAGACCGGCGAGGAGTTCAAGCACTTCTGGAACAGCCAAAAGGAGGGCCTGCGTCAGAGCCTGAACGACGGCGACTACGCCCACGTCGTGAAGGTCATGCAGACCGAGGCCAAGCGCTTCGCCGAAAAATCCGACGCGAAGCAATCCGAGAAGAGCACCGCCAACGACTTCCCCGGCGACACGCCATTCGACGACCAGAAGGACGCCGCCTGATGACGACCTTCTACGTCAACTCCAGGGGCCAGGACGTCGAGATCGCCTCGATGGCCTATCCGCACCTCTGCTCGGCCCACGCCAAGCTGGTTCGCGAACAACGCGACGGCCTGCGTCAGAAAGAAATCGACGCCATGGCTGCGGAGATCGCCGTCCGCGATGTCCAGCGCGCAGAGGCTGAAGAAGCCGGCGAGGGGTTCCGTCCATGAGCGCCGAAGTCATTCATCTCACGAACGAGCCGCCGACACCTTTCGACGCACATCGCATCAACCTGGACGATCTGCTGGTCGAGGCACGCAACTGGGCCGACGGCGAACCCGCCACAACCCAAGCGCAGGTCGATGAGATCGCCCGTCTGATCGACGACCTGAACACCGGCGCCAAGGCCATGGAAGCCGAGCGGGTGAAGGAGAAGAAACCGCACGACGAGGCGGTGAAGGAAATCCAGGACCGCTACAACGTCTACTTGGCCCCGCTGTCGAACAAGACGGTCAAGGGCAAGGTGCCGCTGGCGATCGACGCCCTGAACGCCGTCAAGCGCCCCTTCCTGATCGCCGAGGAAGCGAAGCTGGAGGCAGCCCGCAAAGCTGCCCGCGAGGAGGCTGAAGCCGCCGCTAAGGCTGCCGCAGAAGCGGCGCGGCAAGCCGATGCCGCCGATCTGGAAGCGCGGGAAGCCGTCGACGCCAAGATCAAGGCCGCCGAGGACGCGCAGCGCGCCGCCAAGATCGCGGACAACGCCAAGGCCCACGCTCATGGCGGCGGCCGAGCCCAGGGGCTGCGTACGCGCGTCGTTGCCGAGGTCACCGATCTGGACGCGGCAGTCCGCCACTACTGGGCTGAGAACCGCGCTGCCTTTGCAGATCTGATCCAGCGCCTGGCTGACGATGATGCCCGGCAGAACCGCCGAGCCGCCAAGGGCGTGACCTTCCGCGAGGAGCGCTACTGATGGCGCGCCACCTCCTCAAGCTGACGCCGGGCCAGCGCGACAACGCGCACGGCTGGGTCGAGAAGGCTCTGCACATGTGGCAGCCGGGCGCCGCCTTCGTCATGGAAATCAGGGAGCCCACCCGTTCCGACGAGCAAAACCGCGCGCTCTGGTCCCTGCTGGGCCAGATCCAGAAGGCGCGCCCGGTCCACAACGGCGTCCAGATGGATACCGAGACGTGGAAGTGCCTCTTCATGCATGCGCTGGGTCGCGAGGTCCGGTTCGTTCCGACGCTGGACGGCTCCTCCATGCTGCCGCTGGGCCTGCGCTCCTCCAAGCTGACCAAGCGCGAGTTCTCCGACCTGATCGAGCTGATCCTCGCCTGGTGCGCCTCCAATGAGGTGGAGGTTCAGCATTTCGGCGCGGCGAACGATGACCATGCCCCGGCTCAAGGGGAAGCGGCATGACCTCGCGCAAATCCCTAACGCGCACCCAAGTCATCCTCCTGTGTCAGCAGCAGGCCCAAGGCCCGATCCTCTGCGGCTGCGGCTGCGGCGAGCCGCTGGACCCAGTGACTGAGCGGGTTGTGGATGAGCACGTCATCCCCCGCGAACTGTCCGAAGTCGGTCGCCAGGGCGAGCGGGACACCATCGACAACCGCCGCTTTTACCGCTGGCCGTGCGCTTTGGAGAAGACGCGCGCCGACCTTGCGCGGATCGCCAAGGCCAAGGCCCAGGGCGGCGAGACTGGTCAGTACGCCCGGCGGCAGAAGCGCGGCGCATCTTCCATAAAGAGCGGGAGCCGCTGGCCTCCGAAGGGAGCCGTCAAGCTGCCCTCGAAGAAGTCGTCCGCTACCCGCACCACCCCCACCGCAGGAGCCCGCTGAGATGGCTGACTATCGCGTTCCGAACTTCTCGGATGTCGAGGTGGCGTTCGGTGCCCCTGCGACCGCCTACCTGACGCGCGAGCAGATGGGGGACGAGTTCTACGGCGATGGCAACGTGTTCACCCGGCACGCCAACGGACTGTTTTTCAAGGGTGGTTCCGTGCTGCCCGATGGCCGCCAGTGGAAGGCTGGGATCAACGCGAAGAAGGCGGGTCGAGCTGTCGCCGCACTGCTTCGGTCGTTTGAACCCAAGCATGAAATCAAAGTCGGCACGGTTGGTTATGCCCTGTCGCAGTGGACGGAAGCCAAGGGCATATCCATCCCCGCCAACGCCAAGCTCGACGGGTACGGAGCCGAAGGCGGAGTGAACCAAGCCTCTATCAAGGAGCCCCGCCCATGACCGTCTCAGACGTTCTGAATGAGGGGGTGAAGGAACGCCCGATCCTGTTCAGCGGCCCGATGGTCCGCGCCCTGCTGGACGGTAGAAAGACCCAGACGCGGCGGGTCGTGAAGCCCATGCGCAAGCAGTCCTTTCTGACCCCCGAACTGCTGGCATCGGCGCCATCGGTGAACATCGGTGAAGGCTGGGCTGGGTTCGCTCACCCCGAGGGCGGCCCGCTCACCTCTATCCGCTGCCCCTACGGCAAGCCCGGCGACCGCCTGTGGGTGCGCGAGACGGTTGCGTGTGGAGCATGCGCCGGAGGCCCGCCGTCTCATTGGTCGCCGTCCTTCTGGCGTCGAGAGCAAGGCACACCAGCGAACCGCAACGGTCTCTGGTATGCGGCTGATGACCTATCGCCGGAGAAGCCCATCACCGAACGCGGACGCTGGGTGCCGGGCATCCACATGCCGCGCTGGGCCTGCCGCCTGGTGCTGGAGATCACCGACGTTCGCGTCGAGCGGCTGCTGGATTGCAGCGACGCCGACGCGCAAGCCGAAGGGCTACAATGGGCGGCGCCCGGCATGTGGTCGGTCGATCGCACCCTGCCGATCATCGGCATCGATGCGCCTCAGGTCTATTTCGAACTTTGGAACCACATCAACGGCGCCGGCGCGGCAGAGGCCAACCCGTGGGTCTGGGCCGTCTCCTTCCGCGTCCTCTCCGACGACGAGCGCCAAGCCGCCCGCCAATCCAAGGGGGCGGAGTGATGGAGGTCGTGACCTTCATCAGCGCGAGCCACGGCGCCGTCGCGCGCATCCGTATGCCGATGCCGTCGAAGGGCGGGGCGAAGATCGGCTGGAACCCGGTGCTGATCCACGCCCTGACTGAGGAAAAGGCTCGGGCGAAGGCGGAGCAGTTCTACGCCGACGAGCTGGAGCGCCTGTCCACCAAGGCCAGGAACCAAGCTGAGGGTCGAGCGAAAGCAGCGGCTACCCGGGAAGCCCGCGCCACCCAATCCCCCGCCACAGAGGGAGGGGTGTCGTGACTTGCCCTGACTGCATCGCTGCCGGCCAGCGCGCTAAGGCTGAGGGCCATCGCAACTGGCGCAACGGTTTCGCCTGCTTTGAACACGCCGCTGTCGATCTGGACGCATGGCTCGCTGAGCATGGCTATCCAGTCGATGTGCTTCCCGAACAACCCGATCTTTTTGGAGCCGTCCAATGACTCCCCCTATCCGCATGGTGTCCGTGCCGGTTGAAGACCTGGCCGGAAAACTGCACTCGATCCGCGACAAGTTCCTGATCCCGACGCCGGACAAGGACTACACCGACTACGCCATTATGACGCGCTGCATTGCTGCCCTCACCGCCGCCCCTGTGCGCGAGGAAGGCGGGGCGGTGGACTATACCGCACTGGCTAAGATTGGCTACGAGACGTCCTGCAACAAAAAGTGGGAGTGGGCTTCACGCGGCTGTCAGATTGGATGGACCGACGCCGTGAAAGCCATCCTGACCGCCCTCGCCACCCGCGAGGAAGCCCCGGTCGATCCGTGCTGCCCGTCCTGTGAAGCCCCGGCAGAGGCGAGGGGGGATGAAATCAAGGCCGCTGCACGCATCATCTTCCCCGAGAGCGAGCGGGTGAAAATGGATCGAGAGTGGGGCGGAAACCGCAACCATTCGCGAAACCGCTGGAACACGGCGCTTGAACAGGCGCGGGCGATCCTAGCCCTCCGCGCCCAGCCCAAAGCCCGCGAGGAAGTACAGCCTGCGCTGACCGTCTGGTATGGCTCGATGCCCGAGAGCAACGGCAAGCAGAACTGGACGGCGATCTTGCACCGCAAGGGCGCAACCGGGTTTGATATTCATGAGGATGGGTTCTGCTTCCACCGATCTGAATACCCTGATCGCGCACGGTATGAAGCCGACGAAATGCGCTGGATCATCGGGGAGTTGTCCGAGAAGCCAGACCTTCTCGATTGTGACGCCGATGCTCACAGCGGCTACGTCGCGCCGCCCCCGCCCGCGCCAGAGGCTGAGAAGCTGCGGGTGGCGGTCGAGGCGTTGGGGAAGGCCGAGACGATCTTCGCCGCAATCAGCCGAAAGGCTCCATACGGCCACGCCACAATGAGCGACGCCACTCACGCCGCTGTCATGGTCCGCCAAGCCCTCGCCGCCCTGCAACAGGAGGGGCGGTGATGGTGATGCTGCTTTCGATCCTCTGTCCGATGATGCTGATGGTTGGGCTATTCGGTGGCTCGCTGCTTGAGCGGGTAAGCGCCCGCGAGGAGCTTCGACCCCGGCTCATGAACGACAACGTCTACACCCGAGTGCTTACAGGCGGCCACGCGCTGCTGTTCGGACCTGATGGCGAGATCGTTGAGGCTGAATGGTATTCGCCGCGTCGCAGCGCCAAGGAGTTTGGCGGCAAGGCGCGCGATTATTCCTTCGGCTGGATTGACCATGAGAGCGATGAGGTTTCGTTCAAGCCCATCGGGATCCTCCCTATGCCCCTCTCCGCAGCACCTGGGGAGGCGAGCCATGGCTGAAGACACCAGCGCCGACCGCCTGGACGGTGCCACTGCCATCGCCCACTATGTCGGCAAGAAGGAGCGCTGGGTCTATCTAGCTCGCGAACAGGGCTGGTCCGTGCCGATCCGCAAGCGCGATGGCTTCGGTCTCTACGCCTTTAAAAGCGAACTGGACGCCTACCTGCGGGGCGACGACTCCCTGCCGGCGACCCCGACCTGACAGCCCGACCGGACGGGGCAGGGTGACGCCGCCCCGCCGACCGTGCATCTATGCGGCGCTGGAAGGAACCTCGCCTCATGGCCCACGTCCGAAAGATCGCTCACCCTCCGCGCCGCGACGGCAGCGTGAAGACCAGCTGGCGAGCGACGTGGACCGGGGCAGACGGCAAGCGCCAGTCCAAGAACTTTCCCCGCAAGAAAGAAGCCGACGCATGGCTGATCGAGGTCGGCGCCGGGCGCGTCGGCGGGTCGTCCTCCATGACTGTCGCGGATCTGGCGGACCAACATATTCGCTGGTTCGACGGACTGGTGAAAGCGGGCAAGCGCGCCGCCGTGTCCCGCGACGGCTATCATTATTTCCGTTCCCTGCATCTGGCGGCCGACCCCGGCTTCGCCAATCGCCGCCTCAGCGACCTGCGCGCGCCCGACTGCCAGACGTTCCTGGACGACCTGTTTACGCGCACGAGATCGAGCGACCTGTGTGTTCGAGGACGCCGCACGCTGGTGACGTGGTTCAAGTTCGCCATGCGGAAAGGTTGGCTGAACGCCAACCCGGCCCAGCCCTGCATGGTCGAACGTGAAGCCGCTGCGCGGGATGGCGAACCGTCATTTGAACTGCCCTGCAAAGACACGCTGAAGGCGCTGCTCATCGCCGCAGCCGAAGGCGACTTCCCCCAGCGCGACACCGCCGTTGTCCGCCTCCTGCTCTTCGGCGGGTTCCGAATTTCGGAACTGCTTGGCCTGGCCGACGACGCGGTCGCCATCCGGTCCAAGGGCTTGACTGTGAAGGTCAGGGAACGGCTCGACCGCCGCTACAAGACGCTGGACGTCCCAAAGACGGCGAAGAGCCGCCGCGACGTCCCGCTCGGCGAAGCCGCTGCGCTCGCCGTGCGCGCGTGGCGACTGGCGCGGGGGCCGGCTCGGGCCTTCGCCCATCGCGACGGACAACTGCAGACTCGACGCGTCGCCGGTCGCCTCTTCCCCGACACCCGGTCCGGGGAAGGCGTGTGGGGCTACAACGAGTTCATGAACGAGTGCTGGATTCCGCTGATGCGTCGCGCGGGCCTGGTCCAGATGCTGCCCGACAGCAAGGGCAAGAACCGGCCCGTTCTTGCCTTCGGCCCCCATATGCTGCGCCATGTCGCCGTCAGCCTGTGGCTGGACCAGCGACCACAGCCGAAGGTCAAAAAGGTGCAGGACCTCATCGGCCACGCCACTCTGCAGATGACCATGGACCTCTACGGCCACCTTTGGACCGACGAGGACGAAGACGACGCCATCGCCCAGGCCAGCGAACGGCTGATGGCATGA